TATACTAAACTTCTTCTTAAATTGTTGTATTGAGTTAATAACTCAAGTGTCATATTATGATGACATACTTTTAAATTAAGTTCTTCAATCTTTTTCATACTATAAATTTAATGGTTTAATTAATTGTTGCGATATATGGAATTGAACCACATTCTCCCCACCGGAACAGGGTATGCTACCGTTGCACTATATCGCAAATACTACTATTCTTCTATGCCTTTATGTACACTTATTACATATAGTTTACAGAAGTATTATAATAACCTTCACAGCTATTATTGTAGCGATGAGTGGATTCGAACCACTGTTTCTAAGATTATGAGTCTTAGCGGATAGACCACTTCCATACATCGCGGTTTATATTTTTATATTATAAATACAATGTAGCTTTGCATTTTCTACTTGTATTTTTTATTAATTTTTCAAGTTCACAATAATATTTGTAAACTTTTAAATAAAATTGCCATTGTGGTTTTAAATACTTTTTGACTTTTTTTAGTTGTTCCCATTCTTTATATGATAAATTAGGGAATGTTCTAAATACAGCTGCATCACATTTAATTTGATTTTTATCTTCAGTTAAAATGGTCATTAAGTACCATATATTATCTTTAACCCAAAATTCTTTTCTATGAAATTGCTTATCACCTATTACAGTATACTTTCCATCTGGTACACTTTTATAAGGTAATGGGGATTCTACAATTTCACTATCTTCTATTAATTCTTCATGAGAATAGTATTCTCCTATATCATTCTCATATTTAAATCTAATTTTCTTTTTCATGATATATAGTTTTAATTTACCTACTTAGATATAGTTTCTCAACTAGAATCTAAGTAGGATTTTAATGAAATTATCTAAATAATCGGTTGAGTAGGGTACATTAAGTTATTAATGAAATTACTAAAAAAGTAAATAAATAGCGTTGATTGCCCTATTAAAATGATTTAAGCCTACCCGAACATCTCCAACACATAAAGATGTCTTAAATTAAAGATTTTTATATCTACAAAAATAATTAGATTAAATCATTTTTCCAAATATATTTTATAATTTTTTGAATTATTCTGTAATACTTTCTGGTTCAACAACTTCAGAAACTATTAATTTAGATTCTGCATCTTGAGCCTTTTTGTTGTATACTTTTTTGAATACCATATACTCTAGTTGAGTATTAGGCATACGTACTTCTTTTAATTCTTGTATCGTTTTAGATTCATAAAATTTGATGTAGTAACATTCTAGCATGGCATCTTTGTAAGTACCATATAACTTTATAGTCCCGGAGTTATGAGTATTTTTAATGTCTGTTAGTTGCTCTAATGACATAGCTTCATACTTTTCCATTTTTCTATTCCAATCATTATTTTTTGTTTGGATGTCTAAATTAGTAAGTTTAGGCATTTTACCTGATTTACCCCTGTGTTTACTTTTTGGCATAATTTTATTTATTAGGAATTAATATTTTTAAATATTTTTTACGTTCTTTATAAGTTTTCCCAGATAGTACTAAATTAGTACTATTATAATCTGGATGTACTTTATTTTCTTTCAATAAAGGTAAATCTTCATTTAACCAGTCATTGTTTAATACTCTTATTTTAGTAGTTATTTTTGAACTACTGAATATTCTTCCTATTCTTTTACCCATTTTTATTAAATTAATTATTGTATAATTCAGCTTCTCTTTTTGTTATAAAAAAATGTATTCCAGTAGAACATTCATTCCAACGATTTTCATCAAAATTATTAGGATATACAGGTTGATTTTTTGCATAAGTAGTTTTAATATTATTAAAAATACTATATGTTCTATCAATCTCTTCTCCATTTTCATCCCATATTGTTATACATTTTTTAATATAAGATGCTCTACATTTTCTAGTAGTAGATGAACTACGTTTAGCATCTTCTGAAACCAACATTTCTACAATAGAATTATTTATACATTTTTTATAGCATATAAATGCACCTGTTTCTGGGCATTGTAATGCAAAAAATGATGTATTTTCATTATAGTTAGCCCCACTTAGGTTAGCCCCACTTAGGTTAGCTTTACTTAGGTCAGCTCCACTTAGGTCAGCTACACTTAGGTTAGCTCTATACAGGTTAGCTCTATACAGGTTAGCTCTATACAGGTCAGCTTCACTTAGGTTAGCTACACTTAGGGTAGCTTTACTTAGGGTAGCTTTACTTAGGGTAGCTTTACTTAGGTTAGCTCCACTTAGGTTAGCTATACTTAGGTTAGCCCCACTTAGGTTAGCTCCACTTAGGTTAGCTCCACTTAGGTTAGCTCCACTTAGGTTAGCTCCACTTAGGTTAGCTTCACTTAGGTTAGCTCCACTTAGGGTAGCTTCACTTAGGGTAGCTTTATTTAGGTTAGCTCCACTTAGGTTAGCTATACTTAGGTCAGCTCCACTTAGGTTAGCTACACTTAGGTTAGCTTTACTTAGGTCAGCTCTATACAGGTTAGCTCTATACAGGTCAGCTTCACTTAGGTTAGCCCCACTTAGGGTAGCTTTACTTAGGGTAGCTTTATTTAGGTTAGCTCCACTTAGGTTAGCTATACTTAGGTTAGCCCCACTTAGGTTAGCTCCACTTAGGTTAGCTTTACTTAGGTCAGCTCCACTTAGGTCAGCTTCACTTAGGTCAGCTCTATATAGGTTAGCTTCACGTATTTGTGATTTTTTAAATTGCAATAATAGTTTTCTAAAAACTTTATTATATTTACTATTAATTTTCATATATTTGTTTATATTTTTAAATTAGTATTATTTTAATAACATCTTAGTAGTTTTTATTTATACTCTAAAACTATCTCAGATGTTTCTCACCTTGATACAGCATAAAAGAGTTTGTTTAATGTTTTATTTATTTAATGCAATTTTACAAAGAGTTGTAAGTAATTCCATTGCTCTTGTATCTTCATCTTTAAGTGATTTAAGTATATCACTAATAGACATAATAGCAACAACTTTACTACCTGTTCCTTGTGTATGATGTAGAACTATTTTTAATTGTTCTATTTTATGTGTAGGAATTAATCCTATTAATGCTTCAAATATTTGTTTCATAAATTTTAATGTTTTAAAAGAAATAGTGTGTAAGTCTTACAACTGTTAATCTTGTATTAGGACTGGAATGTGACATCTATTACACACTAAATTTTAGTTATTTTTTGTTGTTGTTAAATTCTTTAAACCATTCTTCAAATGTAAGATATTTTGGGTCATTTCCCATAAGTTGCTTATAAACCCCATGACAAAATGCCTTTAACATATCATCCGCAGAATACATTGTTTTTTCACAATGTTTATAGCCTGCTATGAAAGCATCTGAAATAGTATCTTTTAAATAATACCTTGTTTCTTGATTACAACATGAAATTTCAACATCTTCATATTGTTTAGCAACTTCTTCTAATGTTTCATTAATTGAAGTTTTTTTTGAAATAGGTTTTAGAATAACTGTATCTACATAATGAGTAGTGAAATTCATTAGTTCTAATTCATAAGCATAATCATCTCTTTTTTGAATACTTTTGAATTTATCTATTTTAGTATCACTTGCTCTGTAATAACTATGTATTTCATAAATAAACTCAACTTCAACTTCTTTACCTACCATATCATCACTTGCATTAGTGATTTGTGGTAGTGGTAATGAGGGATTAGTAGAACAAATGATTTTATCTCTATTAAGATTAACATCATGTCTTAATAATGTACCTTCACATGAATATACTTTATTTACATAAATATTATTCTCAATTAACCAATCATTTTTTCTTATTTCTGCTTTATCATCTATTACATAGTAATAGTCTGATATTTTAATTAGTTTCTTCATATCTATATATATATTTATAAGTTTATATTCATTTTAACTATAACAATTTAGTACTATTTCTAGTAGTCTCTTATACTACTTAAAAGTATGTTATTTTATAAGAGATTTTGTGTGTTTAAATTTTAACATTAATAATAACTTTTACTAACTGGTAGGCTCTTATCCCTACTAAGATATTTCAGTCATTATTACCAAGCTACTAACTTAATAGTTTTCTATTAAACACACTGGGATTTCAACCAATTTATTTACTTTCAGGAACTAAATAAAAATCACTTTCTCTTATTGCTAATAAGACATTATTGTATTTTGTAGTATCTATTTCATGTATATTATTTGTATCCCAAGCATAACTATCAGCTATTTTAATAGCTTCTTCTTTTGTATTAGCATATACAATACATGCTCCTAAATTATAATTTGTTTGATAACCGAATATAAACGTTTTCATTGTATATAATTTTATAAGGTTATTTACTATAATCAATACTACCACTTTTTCCTTTAGTAGTATTAGCTGTCTCTTTAACAGCTTTTTTGATTTTCTTTTTTTGTATTAGTTTTGATGTCTCTCGTGTTGGCATATTAATTTAATTATTAATTGTTAATAATAGTGGCATATAGTAGAATCGAACTACCTATACATTTAAGTTTTCCTGTATCCAATGTCATAAAACTATTAGCTATTTAGTTCTCTATTGGAATATATGCCGAATTAAGCTTTATTTTACTATTAAATTATACCATTGTAATTCTTTTATGTTTTTATTCCAATATTCAGAATCTTTTCTTGTAACTAATCCTATTTTATTATCGTACATATATTCGTATAAAGGAATAGTTATAATTTGTTCTGTAGATTCTTTTGTTTCTTCTATAAAATAACTATTATAATGTATTATACAAGGAACTCCTTTATATAATCCAATAGTCTTACTGTTTATTGGTGGTAATAATTTAGTACATTTTACTAAGTTTTTCTTTAAAAGTCTCATATTATATAAATTTAAATTGTTAATATTAAAAAACAAACTCTTCTACCTTCTAAGTAAGGTAGTAGTGATATGAACTGACTTTTCACAACTCTATGGTTGGTATAACATCCAGTTTGCATGCTGCCTTCTCACATGGCATATCACTATCATTTTAAAACAACAACTATCTTAGTAGTTTGATTAATTATAAGAATCTCTTCTTGTAAGTCTAATTGACTGTAATTTCTACAGGTTTTCTTACCTAATTATTAATCAAACTTAGTTGTAAATGTTTAACATTTAGATATTACTCTATCTCTATAGAGTGTACATGGTTGAGAATGGCTAATATAGCTATACTTACATCTCCTTGCTCCATTAGTAATATCTGTTTTAATTTGAAAGAGTTTGTTATATTATTATTAAACATAGGCGATACTCAGACTATAGAATCATGTGCGCACATTATCTAATTTCTATCAGTATGTAGTCTGTGTATAACTTTTACCTATGTAAATAGATATTTTATTTAACGATATACGGAATCAACCGTTATCCTTACTCTTATTAGGAGTACGAGCTAAAGTTATATATGCTCCCTATCGTGTTTATATATCTATTATATAAATTAATATGATAAATTTCAGCTCTCTATATAAGGATTAACCTTTGTTATCTGTTCACATGAACATTACTTGTGGTAATAACAGCAGCACTTTATTATCATATTATAGTATTAATTATATGCATTGGTAGAGGAATACAAAATTAATAAATTATATTTAATCTACCAAATTAGTGGTATAGAAATTAGTAGTAAAGTTAAATTGATAATATGTCCGATAATGGAAATATCGAGATTACCAAATTAATATACTACAATTTATAAAATAATGATTAATAGTTAATTAGAAGGACAAATGTATAATGTAGTTTACAATGTAAGTAAGTAAACTTGACATTATAAGTAACACATAATTGACATAGATTCTTGGTGATGTAAATAATACTTTACTATGACTGCTGTAACTATCTGATACTGCTAAAGAGAGTCCTTCTCTTTATAATTTTTCAACTCTCAGTGAAGTTTACGTAACGTTGAGAGTTTTCGAATGAAAATGAGAATATTTCGTCTTAATTTTCAAAGACTCGTCAGAGGTTTTAGTTTATATTAGCTATTATTAATTAATTTGTTAAAATTCATAGTTGTTTTAATAGTTGGAATAGTAGTGTAGGAGTAATAGTCATTTATTACCTTTATCTCATCACTAAACTTAACCCTTATATTATATATATATTATCTACTATATATAATATACACCTTCGCCTTATAATTGTGTAACGTTATAACTTAAACCCTTTCAAGATCAAGCCATTACATAAATTGTCCAACTATGACAACTCTGTCACTCAATTATTTAGCACTATTTTGTCCAATTGCTTAATTAACCCTAACCCTTCCCACTTACAACTGTCTGTACTTATTCAAATGTTAGGGTAATTAAGCTTTTAAAAGATACACTCCAACTTATAGTGTTAGAGTGTATCTAATTTTTTAATGTACTAAAGACAAGTCTTCAATTGCCTGTTCGGTAGTTTTGGTAACCGGAGTAGCAATTTCATCAATGTTGAATATTTCAGCTTTACCTAATAAGGTTGAGCCTTGTAATACGTCCATTACTGAAGCTTCTGCAATTTTACTCCAATTAATTCTTCTTCCGAATGCATCAGCTTCAGCTTCATTGTAGTTAAGTAAATAAGTTTTACCAACTACTAATCCTGTACGTTGTGCAATTGTACCACTCAAGAATAAACGATTTGGTGCTTTACCCGAAATCACTTTAAGCATTACATTTTGGGCATTGTTTTTATCTGTAGCAGAGTGTACTTTACCTGCTTTGTCTGTAAACTGGCTACGATTTTCAACTGTAGCTAATACCATTCCTGTTACCATTGTATTTACGGTTTTAATAATTTATTAATATAACAGCGTTATTTCATACGCAGAACTTGTCCATAGTTCATCAGAACTTTAGGTATCTTACACAATTGTTATAGGACTGATAACAACTGCTTGCAGAACTACCTACATAAAGTCCGGTAATTCATGGGGATTATTGTACTTAGTAAATATATTACTATATTCACTATTCGCGACCCAGTCCCCTGTTTGGTCGTCAATGTTGAGGAGTGGTATTTTGTCTAGGTGGTACTTGCTCTCAATAACATATAATTTTATAAAATTTTAAAAATTAATACTATATCATTACTTACAAAATTTTATAAAAAATTTTTATAGCTACATTACTACTATCTCATCATATACCTTACCACTATCTACATTACTCTATAACACTCAATACTTTCTCATTTTTATAATTATAATTGTAGGAAAATTATTTGGTAGTCTCACTTTTTTTAATTATATTTGCACATAATTTAAATGATATGTTTAATTAATTTGTTGAATATGAGGAAATTGATTATTACGGTTGGCGTGATTAGTATATTTGTAGTTATGTTGTATGGTGTGGCTATTATGATGATAGATAGGGTTAATACTAGGATAGATCATCGTATAGATAGTTTACAAAAGAGTATAGATAGTGTATTATACATACGTAAATTAGACAGTTTGACACATGGAAAGTAAATATTATGTACCGGAAATAGATGAATTTTGTACTGATATTCCACTAAAATGAAAGGTACATTGAAACATAATAACCCACATAAAAAGTCTATAGAATTAGATAAAGAAGGTAAACATTATATAATAGAGGGTGTTTCATTAGAAAGAGTTACACATTGGTTAGAGCAATATACTAAACCATTTGAGCCTATGAATACAGCTATAGGAGTACGACATTCTCATAAGACAAAAGGAGAACCATCATTATCTCCAGATAAGTTAGTCCACTACTGGAACTTAAATAGTAAGCGTAGTAATTCTTACGGTACAGGAACACATTGTTTTGCAGAAATGTATATAATGGATAATGAAAATACTATACCTGATTTACCACGAGAAAAAGCAGTAGTATTATTCTTACAAGATATATTGAAAGATTATAAAGTAATAGGTGTTGAGTTAAGAGTGTATTCTAAAAAGTATAAATTAGCAGGTACTATTGATCTACTATTACAACATTCCAGTACAGGAAAATATTTAATAGTAGATTGGAAAACATCTAGTAATATAGATAAGACTTATAATAAGTTAAAAGAACCATTTAAATTATTCCCACAGAGTAAGAGAATGGAGTATGAATTACAACTAGGGGCTTATAAGTTATTGGGTTTCATTGAGTTACCAAACCATCTGATTCTACGAGTTAAACCTGATGAGTTTGAAACATCAAAACTAGTTATATTGAATGGTAATGGAACATATTCAATAGAATTAGTAAATCATATTCCTGAACAATTGATACAGGAAGAACTTGAAAAACGCGCTGATTATGAAGAAGAAATTAAAGGATTACTATAATGAGTAAAATATTTGATAACCTATCAATAATAAATAAACCATATACATTTGAAGAGTTTAAAACTGTTATGTATAAGAAATATAATAAACCACGTAAATTAGGAGGGTTAATAGATGGTAATGGACAAGTTATTGATATTTTTGAAGTCCCAATTAGATACCCTTTATTATTACGAAATAAAGGAATACTTGAATTAACTAATGATAATTGGTTAGAGTTATATGAACAGTATTTAAGAGAATGGGATCTACAATATAAAACTGTAGAATATTTAAAATGGAGAGACAGTATGTTAGATATACCAGCTATAATACAACCAGAGTATTTAGAAATAGATTTACAATACGAAGATCCAAATAATAGACGTAATGGATTATGGTAAATGAAATAGATTTAGAAAAAAAAGAATACGAAGGATGTTTATTTATATTAATAGTAATACTAACTATATCATGTTTAATCGGATTAATATATGGATACTTCTTTTAATTCTAAATTCCTGGTACTCAGTTATTTACCACGCACTGCTTGTCCATTGTATAGACTAATTAATCCATACTCTAAGTTATCATCAATGGGTGTAGGAACAAAGATATTAGAGTGTGATGGTGATATAAAGATGAGAAAGAGTGATTTTAATGAGTATAAATATATAGTACTACATACAGGATTTTGTAGTTTAGAGTTAATTAAACAACTCCATAGTATAGGTAAAATTGTAATAGTAGATAGTGATGATTATCATATATTGCCAGAATATCATGTATTACATAAGTTTTATAAAACATCCAATACAGATAGAATAAGTAGTGTACTACGAGCAGCAGATATAATAACAACTACTAATGAGTTTTTAGCGGATAAATTAAAAGAGTATAATAAAAATGTATTTGTAATACCTAACTTTATACATCAAAGTGAGTATATGTATTTTCCACAAGTACAGGAAAAGGATTATAGTAAATTAAAAATTGCATATACTGGTGGTACTTGTCATCGTCAAGATATAGATGTAATTAAAGGATTAAATAGAGAATTAATGAAAAACAGTATAAACTATGAACTACATCTATATGGTAAAGGAAAAAATAAAGAGTTTGACCATTATTTTAATTTACTCACAGATAATGGAAAATATGTAGATAATTTAGTATATCATGATTTTGTGGAAACTAAAGATTATTATTCTATATTCAATGATTTTAATATAGTATTAGCACCTTTAAAAATTGATACATTCAATAAATGTAAAAGTAATTTAAAATATTTAGAAGCTACATATTTTAAATGTATACTAGCTGCAAGTAATATAAGTACATATAGTAAGGACATCAATAATGGGCATAATGGAATATTATTTAGTAATATAAAGGAATTAGTGAGTAAATTACAATTAATAGAGCATAGACTTAAATTAGTATTACCAGAAATAATAAATTTAGCTGAAGAACAAATAGAAGAAGAATATAATATTAACCAGATAATGGAAAATTTTTTAAAACAACTTAACACATGGAGAGTATAAATCCATATATTGCTATTTATACACACAAGGTAAAGGAATATTGTGACAAAGAGTTTTTTGAACAACCTGAATTAAAAAAGTATAAGTATTATATAGTAGATAATACCAATGATAATTTAGAGTATTTTAATAAGTTAAAAACATTATATACTAATAATATAACTCATATTGATATACCTATTACACCTAAAGAATCATTATTTAGAAGGAATGTAGTAGAATCAGTAAATTATTTACGTAATGATTTTATTAGTAAACCTGAGTATGATAATTTTATTATAATAGAAAGTGATTTAATACTTCCTGATAACGGAATAGAAATGTTATATAATAGTATAAGTAAAACTGTTAATTGGGGAATTATAGGAGGACTATATTATAAAGGATTTCATGATTATAATAAAATAGGAGTACAGCAAACTCATCATGTATTAAGTGGTTGTTCATTGTATAATAGAAAATTAATAGAAGATACTGTATTTAGAATAGATGATAGTAATAAAGGAGCATTTCCAGATGCATGGATGAGTGTAGATGCTGGGGATAAAGGTTATAATTTATATAATAATCATGATATTAAATGTAAACATTTACATGCTAAAGATGGACATAGAGGATGGAACAAACTATAATTGAGTATAAACCAACAATATTTAATACACCTAAAAAGTTAATAAAATTAGGTACTGCGTGGGTAGGATTAGAATCTATAATATATGATATACTTGTTAGGTTTAATATAAATACAAATATTGCATTAGAATTTGGAGTAGAGTGGGGGTTTTCTACAGCAGCATTTGCAAATTATTTTACTCAAGTAGTAGGTGTAGATACTTTTACAGGAGATATACATAGTGGGGTAAAACAATGTCATTTAAATAGTACAAAAGAAAATTTAAAAGATTTTGATAATATAGTACTAATAAAAAGTGATTATAAAGAGTTTATAAAAAATAATAAAAATCGTTATAATTTAATACATGTAGATATAGTTCATGATTATGAACATACTTATGAATGTGGGTTATGGTCAGTTAATCATAGTGATGTGACATTGTTTCATGATACAGTATCTTTTAATGATGTTAATAATGCTGTGAAAGATATATGTAAATTAATTGGTAAAACTTATTATAATTATCCAAAACATTATGGATTGGGAATAATAGTATGATAGATTTATTTACATTTTGTTATAACGAAGAGTTTATGATACCATTTTTTATAAGGCACTATAGTACTATAGTAGATAGTATAACAGTATATGATAATAAAAGTACTGATAGATCATGTGAAATATTAATATACGAATGTCTTAAATATAGAATTCCATTAACTATTATAAAATATGATACGGAAAATCAGCAAGATGAATTCAAATTAATAGAATTAAAAAGTACAGTGTGGAAAGATTCTAAAGCTGATTATGTAATAGTATGTGATATGGATGAATTTATAGATTTATGTAACTTTGAAAATGAATTAGAAAAAAGATATAGTATTTATAAATTAGAAGGGTATCAAATGTATAGTAAATTAGAAGAATTAGAATATTTAAAACCTATAACGGAACAAATTAGAACAGGAATAAAAGATACATTATATGATAAATGTATATTATTCAAACCTACTATAAATGAAATAAAATATAGTGTAGGCGCACACGTATGTTATAATGATAATATATACAATAGTAATATAAAATTATTACATTATAAAAATATAGGAATTAATAGAACTTTAAAATTATTTAAAGAACGTCAATTTAGAACTAATAAAATGTTTGAATTAAATATGGATTGGCATTATAGATTACCACAACAAGAAATAATAGATAAATTTGAAATTGGAACTAAACAACAAATAATTTAATATGCCAGTAACAACATATCCTATTAACGGAAAAGGTGAAAATGAATATTGTGTAGATGAAATTATACAATATACAGATGATGTAGATTATCAAAAAAGTTCACCAACAATATTTGAAACTAATTTTGAACAAAAACTATTTGGAATAAATGAGCAAACTGAAAAAGACTAAAATAATTGATGAAGATTTAATCACAATTGAAAGTGATTTTAAAAAAGCTATAATTAATCAATCTCATAGTTTATATAAACCTAAATATTATAAAGCAGGAGAATTTGATGTAATAGAATTCTGTAATAGACATGAATTAGGGTTTAGTGAAGGTAATATAATTAAATATATAACACGTGCTGGAAAGAAAGATAGTAAGACTAAATTAGAAGATTTAAATAAAGCTAAAGAATATTTAGATAGATTAATTAAATGGAATAACACTAATATAATAAGTATTGATTTAGCAAGTAAAGAATATGGAGACACATATAAACAACTACAAAAAGAAGTACCTGATATGGATGAAGATTATTATTTAAGAAATACTATAAATATAATTAAAAATAAACGTTTGAATAATGAATGAACAAAAACAACAAGAATTACAACTTAAAGTCGAGAAAGCACAAAAAGAAGGATTAATGTTATATCCATTTGATATAGTTACTAATCAAGAGACTGGAGAATATGAGAGAGTAGTATTATTTGAAGAAGAATTAACAGATGAACATAAACAATATTTACTACAGAACTTAACTCAATTATTTAGAACATTACCAAAAGATGTACAAGATAAGTTTGTACAAATAGTTAGTAAAACTAAATTAACTGATAAATTAATAATTACAAATTAAATAATATGCAAATAGAAAATTTTGATAAATTACAAGAATTAAGTGAAGATTATAAAACCTATTCTGAAGTAGTAAAAGAATATGAGAAGTATTTAGAAATAGGTGAAGTAGGAATGATTAAAATTGATTTAGTAGCTAAAGATAATTTATGTGTAGAAGATCATAAATTAGTAGTTGAAAATCCATTAACACAAGGATCAATACATAGAGCTTTTAGTAAAGGAAAAAGAATATATACTATAGGTAGTAAAGATAAAGAAATGGGTGAAACAATGTGGAAATTTATGATAAATTTCTATAAAGAAAAAGCTAATAAAATTAAAGAAGAATTTGAGTCAATTAAAATTAAATAACTATGGAACTTAAAAAGAGAATATCAGAAGAAGTAGAAAAACTACTTAATGAACGAATTAAAGGTGAATATCAATCAGCATACATTTATTGGGCTATGTCTAATTGGTGTGATTGTTATGGATTCTTTAAAGCTAAAGATAAATATCGTAAGTATGGTGATGAAGAAATTAGTCATGCTAGAAAATTAGAAGATTATATTAATGATAGGAATGGTAAAGTAGTGTTACAAGTTATTCCTGTACCACAACAAGAATTTAAATCATTACTAGATGTTATTACTAAATCTTATGAGCATGAACAAGTAGTAACAGATAATTATACTAAATTAGCAAGTGCAATATTTAATACTGATAAAGTAACGTTTGCAGAATTACAATGGTTTGTTACTGAACAAATAGAAGAAGAAGCTAAGTTTGCTGATGCTATTATATTTGCTAACAGATTAGGTATTACAGATGAAACAACTGGTGTAGAGTTAGCAGAATTAGAAGATTTTCTTACTAAATAAATGTGGTTTTAACATTAGATCAAGTTAAAGTACTAGCAGATAGACTATGTAACCGTACAGGAATAAAATATATAGTCTATTTATGCAGTACTGGAACTTACGAATTAACTGAAATTAATAATAGAAGTAAGTTGAAAAAAGAACAAATAAAATACATAACTGGAGAAAATAATGGTAAAACAAGTACGATTAGGAGTAAATGAACTTACCTTCTATAAATCATATATAGGAATAATAAATATTTTATATAAGTTAGAACTTACTAGACAACAACAATATATGTTTGCTGAATTGTTATATCAGAATAATAAGTATAAAGATTTAACTAGAGAAGAACGAAATGTAATTATATTTAGTACTGTTATTCGAAAGGAAATGATGGATAGATTAAAAGTAGATGTAGGTACATTTAATAATAATATAAGTTTATTTAGAAAACAAAAGGGATTACAAGGAAGTATTATACAAGGTAAAGAGTTAAATGAAAATTATATAGTATATCCAGATAAAGATAATCAAATTAATATTAATTTACAAATAAACTATGGTACAACTCCAGGTATTAAATGATATAGTTAGAAATAAAAAAGATGGTACTCAAAAGTTAATAGCTAAAAATATTAAATGTAGAATATGGGTTAGACCAGATAGAATATTAAGTGTTGGTGAAATAATACGAAATAAGAATAATATATATAAAACTAGATGTGAAGTTAGTGTTGAGAATGTTGGTAATCTTATAGTTAATATTAATGTTGATAAGTTAATAGATTTGTTAAGTAAAAATAAACCATTGGTAGGATATGTCAGACGTTAACAGAATACAGGAACAGGAAGGGGTTATTAAGTTATATAGAGAATTAGCACAAGTACATAATATTCCTATAGCAGAAATTAGAATAATAGTTCGTAGTCAATTTGCATTAATAGCAGATAATATTAGAAATACTAATTTAGAAGATAGTACTACTTATGATTATGCAAGATTAGTTAATTTTGGAGTATTTTGTATAGATAAATCTGCAATAAATAAATATTTTAGATACAAAAAAATCAATGACAAATTACATAGTGAGTCTTTGGGGTAGAGAGTATAATATTAAAGAAACTACATCTATAGAATGTATGACTGAAGATACATTATATGAATGTAAATGTGGTAATAAATTTATATGTAAACGGGGATATAAACCACAATATAAGTATGATAATGATGATATAAAGAAAATGGTTAAAAATAACCCTATACTATATTATGGTAATCAAAAAAATATGGATGAAGACTTTAAAACATGTGAGTGTGGTAATAGATTTAACAATATGAAATTATTATATCCTAAATATATCCCATCTATAGCTCCTACAATTAGAATTAGAACTGAACCGGATTTAGATATTAGTTATCATGAAGATGAAAGAAAACAAACTAATTGGTGGGAATTAGGTGGTGGTGTAGAAGAGTATAAAGATATACATCATGGGGATGACCCACATAATAATGATAGAGTAATAAGACAAACATGAATAAATTAATAGAACTTAATAGTGAAAATAATTTAGTTATACAACCAGAAGCATTAGTTATAGATGCTTATGCTGTTGTATGGAATAGAGATAAAAGTAAAGATAAAAAGTTGGCGATCAAAGAATTAACATTTGTATATTTTATGTGTAGTTTAGATAGATTAAATGTATATAAAGAATATGTACCAGAAGAACGGTTAAAAATGATAAAAGAAGACATGATGCCTAAAGATTGGAAAGTAGATAAAATAATAAAAGATGCTATAGAACAATATAAAAAACATAATTATTCAGCTACTACAGAATTAGTAATTGCTGCACAAAAAGCTGCTGATAATTTAAAGAAGTTCTTTGAGGAAATAGATTTAAATGAACGAGATACTGATACAGGAAAACCTATTCATAAGGCAACAGACTTAATGCGAAATTTAAAAGAGATGGCAGGAGTACGTAAAGGGTTACAAGAGTTACTACAAATGGAAGAAGAAGAAAAGACAGACAAAGGTAAAGTTAGAGGTGGTGGTAGAATAGGATTATTTGAAAATCATAAAATGGACAAACAAATAAATATTTAATATGAGTAATAAATATTACCCAATAGACTTTGCTTATGAAAGAGTAGGAGGAGGAATTGATTTTGTAGGAATACATAATCAAATGCCTGGTATAAATTATGGATATTTTTATATAGATTTTGAATGTGACGACAAAGAATATTTTAGAAAAGGTAATGTATTAGTTGATAATACAGGAAAATATCAAATAGAGTTAATAGATGAGCCTATTAATTTTAAATATAGAATAAATAGATATAAATGTAGAGTTAATAGTACTAATCCTAATAGTTATATTCCTGTAGAAAGATTACAGAAAGGGGTACTATGGAAAAAGTTATAAAGAAATATGATATACCAGAAAATATAATAGAATTTAATATCCCTATACCAATAGATGATAATGAGTTATCAACTACATTAGGGCAGTCATATCCACCAGATAGTTTTGAATATAAAATAGTACAGCATTTTTGTAATGGAGAAAAGTTACCAGACTTCTCTCCATTTTTGCTTACTAGACAATTCTTTCAAGAAAATGGATATTATACTAATTTACGATATAATGGACACCCAGATAGTGCATATTTTAAATTTTGGGAGTCAGAACAACGTAAATGTATAGATGGTATAGATTGTGATATAGATAGACAAATATGGAAAATAACAGGATATTATTATTGGTATTTAACATTTAGTCCAATACATAGAGTAAAAGAAATAGGTAAAAATCCTATAACTGGTAAAGTAATGTCAGAACGTACTTATGCATTACCTGATATATATGATATAGACTATTTTTGGTTTTTATATGTAGATGAAGCTAGAAATCGTGGGCAACATGCTAGTTGTTTAAAGAAAAGAGGTATTGGTTTTTCATTTAAAGCTATGAGTATGTTAACTCGTAATTTTTATATGATACCAAAGAGTAAAGGATATGCTGTGGCGGAATCATGGGATTATCTAACTAAAAAAGATGGTTTAATTAATAAGGTATCGGAACATTTAGCATTTATAGATGAATTTACAGCATTTGGTAAAAGGCGTCAAGTAAAAGATACTGATGAGTTAAGAAGAACATCATATTGGGAAACTGATCCTGAAACTGGTAATAAAATACAAAAAGGTTATATGTCAGAAATGATAGCTATAACACTAGAAGGTAAGCCAGATAAAATGAGAGGGCTTAGGGGTCAATTAATATTATACGAAGAGTCAGGTAATAATGCATGTATACAACAAGCATGGGAGATTAGTAGGAGTTCTGTAGAAGCTGGAGACTATGTGTATGGACAGTTAATATCGTTTGGAACTGGTGGCACAATTGGTAGTGGGTTTGAGGGGTTAGAGCGTATGACTAGAGATCCTAATAGTTTTAATATATATGGAATACCTAATATATGGGAACGAAATAGGATACGACAACGAATAGGATTTTTTGTACCAGATTATATATGTAGAGAAGGTAATATAGATAAACATGGTAATTCAGACATATGTACTGCACTACAATCTGAGTTAAAAGAAAGAGAGACTAAAAAAGGTAATCCATTAGTATTAAGACAAAGAATGGCAGAGCATCCATTTACTATAGATGATGCTATTATGCGAACTGATGGTAGTCCATTTGATCTACAAATGATACGTGAACAAAAAGCAGAGTTAATGGTTAATCCTATATATAAAGGGAGTGCTTATGTAGGAGAGATGATAATTAAAACTGATGGTATAGTAGACTTTAAAGTAAACCCCATATTAAAACCTATAATGGAATTTGATACTAAAAAGGGTAAACGACTAGAGGAACAAGATGGGTGTATAGTTATTTATGAAATGCCTGTACCAGATAGTAAAGGAAAAATAGGTTTTGGATGGTATGTAGCAGGAACAGATCCTATTAATCTTGATAGAGATGATGTGAAGGATAATTTTTCATTAGCTAGTACATTTATATTAAATAGATTTACTAGACGTATAGTAGCTGAATATACAGGTAGACCAAGATTAGCTGCTACATTTTATGAACAATTACGTAGATTATTACTATTTTATAATTGTCAAACACTATTAGAAGTAAATATAGTAGGTGTATTTGAACATTTTAATAAATATAATTGTACACATTTATTAGCTGAAACTCCATCATTATTTAGGGATATGAATATAGGTGCTAGGGGAATGGGTAATAATATAGGTGTTAAATCTGACCCACGTGGGCAAGTTAAAGCATTAGGTAGACAATATATAATAAAATGGATGGAAGAAGTTATAGAGAATGAAGTAACGGAAAATGGAGAAGTAAAGACACGATTCATGTGTAACACTATCAGAAGTATTCCATTACTACAAGAAATGGAACAGTGGTGTAAAGAAGGTAATTATGATAGAATAGACGCATTAAGTTATGCATTATTACATTTAGAGGAAAAAGTTAAGATAGTTCAGGATAGAACAAATACTCATAAAAGTGTATTAAATGATCCATTTTGGCATAAATTATCTGGTAATAGAACTAAACAACCTGCTATAACTATAGATAGAAATGGTATGATAAAAGTACATAATTAAAAAAATTATCTATACCAATTTTTTTTTATGAGAATTTATAATTATCTTTGCTGGTAATTGAAATTTAATAATTAAAATAATGATAACAGGTTTAAGTATTACATCTAGTGTATTCCCAAGTCAATTAGTTGATACTGAGAAGAAACAAGATGAAAAATGGCAAAAAGATTGTGTAGATGGCGGTATTAATAAAGTACTCTACACAAATGATTATATGAGAAAGAGTAAGCAAGATAAAGTAGAGAACTATAGTATAGTTCATGGCAAATTTGATAGGAAAAAATTACTAGCACATCTTAATCCATTAATGTTGGAACAGGATGATATGGATGATGATGTATATGAATTATTTGGAGATTCAGATGGGTATGCTATTATATTAGCACCATTAAAGACATTATTTGGTGAAGAATTAAAACGTAATTTTGATCCTAGAGCTTATGTAGTAAATGCAGATGCAGTAAGTGAGAAGGAAAGACTTATTAAAGATAAAGTTAATAAATTTTTAGATGAATTATTACAAGAGCAATTAAGTGAAGATGAAGTAAAGAAACGAACTGAGCAACTATTACAATGGAAAAATAAAGATGCTCAGACTATACATGAAACAATGGCTAATAATACATTAAAACATTTTCTACCTAAACAACAGTTTAAATGGAAGATGAATGATTGTTGGAAAGATTTATGTATAGCTGCTGAAGAATCTGTATATATAGGAGATGCTAACGGTGAGCCTTATATAAGAAAAACTAATCCATTACAAATAATGTGGTATGGTAATGGGCAGTCTAATAAAATACAAGATGCTACTATTATAGTAGAATGGGGATACTATAGTATATCTGCTATATTAACAGAATTTGGTAAAAAGATAAAAGAAGAAGATTTAATTAAATTAGAAAATTATCTTAATTATGGGACAACATCTAGTGGTAGTTTAATTAAAACTGCACAAGTAGCACCATTTGTAAATATACACAATGTAATGTTACCATTAGATGATATGTCATATTCTGAAACAGGATTTTCCCCATTTGGTTATACATGGTATGATAGACAAGGTAATATTCTAGTAGTAAGAGTAAATTGGTTGTCTCAACGTAAAATTGGTGATTTAAGTTATCCAGATGAATTTGGAGAGACTCAGCATAAATTTGTACCTGAATGGTATAAAGTTAATAAAGATGTTGGAGAAACTGTAGATTGGTTTTGGATAAATGAGTGGATGTCTGGTATTAAAATAGGATATGATATTTATGCTGATATTAAAGTTAATGAAGTTCAGTATAGAAGTATAACTAATCCAGCAATATGTAGACCACCTTATGTAGGTATAGTATCTAATATTAATAGTGGTAGAGCATATAGTATAGTAGATTCTATTAAAGAATTTGCTTATGAATATATAGTATATGCTAAAAAGTTAAAACACCTATGGTTAACTAACTTAGGTAGAATTGCCAATATAGATACTGCTAGTATTCCTACAGGTATGATGGAAGATGGTAGTAAATGGGATTTAAAACGTTGGTTTAATTTTATAAAAACACATCGTATAGCACTACGTAATAGTTTTCAAGAAGATAATAAAGGACATGCTGTAGGTAATATGCAGTCTCAAACTGGTTATATAGATATGACTGCTACTACTGAGATTGACCAAATAATAAGATATTTAGAGTATATAGAATCTAAAATAGATAAACTTAGTGGAGTTAGCCCACAAAGACAAGGTGATATAGCACCTTCTCAAGGATTAGGTACAAGTAATCAAGCTGTAGCGTATTCAGCAACTCAAACAGAGGATTTGTTTAATATGCATGAGGAATTTAAACTAGATGTATTAAGATTCTTTTTAGAACAAGCTAAATGGTGTTTAAAAGATAAAAAAGTATTAGTACAAAATATACTAGATGACCAACAAATAAAACTAATAGAGATTGATGGTGCATTATTTTCAGAAGCAGAATATGATATACAAATAACTAATTCGTATAAATTACAAGAATTTGAACGTATATTAAAAGGTGATATATTAAGTAGAGCTGTACAAAATGGGTCAGTACAAATATCTGATGTAGCTGAAATGATGTTGTCAAATAGTCCAACTGATATGATTAATAGATTAAAAGTTGGAGAAAATAAAAAGATAGAAATGGAACAACAAAATCAGCAACAACAATTACAAATGCAACAAAAACAATTAGATGTACAAAGAGAAATGTTAGCATTACAGCATAAAAATAAATTAGAAGAAATGGCTTTCCAAAGAGAAACTGATATGATGAAATTACAATTGCAATTACAAGATAAAGCTAATGCTGATGTATTTGGTCAATATTATAAAGATACTAATTTAAATGGTATAGATGATAATATAGAATTAAAAAAACAAGAATTAGTTAATACTGATAAAGAAAAACAAAGAACACATGATGCAACACAATCAGAAAAAGATCGTAAACTACAGTTAGACTTGACTGAAAAAGATAATCAGACTAAATTAAAGATAGCTCATAGTAAAAAAAGTACAACTAATTAATAGTTATCTATTTGTAATAAAAATATAGTGTCAATAGCTATAATTAAAGTTTATTTTGACTCTAAAAATTTGTAAAATGACAATTAATATAATTAAATTTGTGAGATTTAAAAAAAATGGCAAAATCTATTTATGATGATGACGACCAAGTAACATTGGTTATTCCAGATGATGATGATATATTTAATCTACCTAAAATGTTTGAAGGAGATGGAACTGATATATCTAGTGTTCCTAAAGGTGGTGAAATTATAGATAAAACAGCAGAAATAGAAAAGACTATTAAAGCTACATCTAAAAAGAAACCTATAGAAAAAGAAGAAGTTCTTTTATCTACAGAAGATGATGATGATGTTATAAAACCAGAGAATGATGATGAAGATGAACAAGAAGAACCCAAGTCTACATCTAAAGATAAAAAGACTAAACAATCTGAGAAAAAAGTAGAAACTAAAAAGGATAATAAAAAAGCAGAAGTAGAAGCTCCTACTTATGAATTAGATTATAATCCTATACTCCAAAGGTTAAAAGAGAAAGAAGTACTTACTATAGATTTACCAGAAAATGTAGAATCTGATGAAGATTTGTTAAATGTATTTGAACAAGAAGCTATCGCATATAAAAATGATTATCATAATTATATGGATAGTAAATATAATGGTTTACTTACGTATTTAGAAGAAGGAGGGGACGCATTAAATTTCTTTAAAACAGTTAAAGAAAATAATTATGATGAAATAGAATTTGATAAAATTAGAGAAGATCAAACAGCTAAAGAAAAAGCATATATTGATTTTTATAAAACTAAAGATATGGACGATGAAGATATTATGCGTAATATGAAACGTGCAAAAGATTTAGAAGAATTTAATATTGAAGTAGAAAAAATATATCCTAAACTTCAAAAACAAAGTAAACAACAAAAAGAAACGTTAAAAAAGGAAGCTAAAGAAAAAGAACAAAAAAGAGTAGATCAAGAAAAGATATTATACCATAATATTTCTAGTACTATTCTAAAATCTGAAGAACTTATTCCTACGATTAAACTTAAAGAAAGTGACAAAAAAGCAATTACTAAATTAGCAGTATCTAATGATGTATTTAATAAATTATCACAAGACCCAGTAAAAAGTAGAATATTATTATCTGCATTAGCACATTATGGTATTTTAGATGGAAATTGGGATAAAATTATAAAGAATATTGAAACAGGTAAAGTTAAGGAGTTAAAGTCACAGTTCTTAAAGAATCCTAGTAAAGGTAGTGAGACTAATGTTGATTTAACTAATAATGATGATGACATTGGTGGAAGTATCGCTAAGAGTTACATGAAAACGTTTGCTAAACGGTAAAATTTTAAACTCAATAAATAAATAACAATGGCAGTACAAAAAGGTCAAGTTCGACCCTTTCAATTATATGAGGGTCAATGGCATACTGGGTTAACAATGGAAACCCACTTAGCCAATATGTATAAAAAGATGCCTTATTATGCATCTGATATGGTAGAGAAAATGTTCGAATCTACTTTTGGAGACGATATTATTTCTCATGTAAATCAATATCCTGTATTTAAAGCTAAAGATAGAGTATATCGTTGGTTAGGTGTTGGTATGACAGAGAAGAATATTCCTTTAATTCAAGCATGGGAAGATAAATCAGGTAGTATTCCTGTAGGTACATCTACACCTTATATTGGTGCAAACTCTACAGATTTCTTCTTAGATTTTGGAGAAAAGTTGTTTGGTAGTAAACAACATATCGTAGGTATGAAACCTGATCTATATAGATTATGGATTCTTGAAGAACCTACAATGATTGAAGCTGGACGTTGGAGATACAGGTGTCAATTAACTGGTTCTGATGGGGTATATATTCCTAAAGAAGAGTTAAAAGCTGGAACAAGATGGTCAGGTGATGGTGGTTTGGTTGCAAATGACTTTTCACGTGATGGTTATCAACCTACATTTACTAGTCCATTTGAATTTGAGAATAGAATGTCTCAATTCCGTACTATGATTAAAGTACCTGGTTCAGTTTATCGTGAAGGTAAATATGGTGATAATGTTTATATGTTCAAATTCTTAGATTCTGATGGTAATCAACACAAAATTTGGTTTGATGCATATTGGTACACATTTTTAAAAATGAACAGAGTTGATAGAGCTAAAAAATTCTTGTATGACAAATCTAACAAATTAGCTGATGGAACAACTGCTAACGTAGATTCACAAACAGGTATGCCAGCAGATGAAGGTTCAGGATTATATGAACTTATGTCAGCAGGTAATATTCACCCATACTATCCAGGTGGTTTATCAGTAGATTATATCACTAAAGTTATTTTGGATGCATCTGTAACTAAAGTGCCTGAAGATAAACGTGCTATTACAATTATGGCAGGTGAATATGGTCTAGTAGATTTGCATAAAATGTTACGTAGAGATTTGATTTCTACATATACAACTCCAGCTTATATGGGGGATACTACTGGTCGTGCTTATCAATGGTCAGGTAATAAAGTTCATGTAAACTTAGGTCAGATTACTGGTTATGCTGATGTTAATGGTGTTAAAGTAACATTCATGCATGCTCCACATAAAGATAATCCAACTCGTAATAAATTGTTATATCAAAATGGTGGTCGTGCTAGTTCATACGAATATGATATTTTAGACTTTGGTACTACTAATGGTCGTCCAAATATCCAACGTGTAGAATTAGAAGGTGAGAATGATATTTACGCATTACAATTAGGTATTAGATCAGCATTTGGATCTCGTGGTTCTGAAAAGATGCCAGCTATAGTATCAACTGAAACAGATATGGATGTTATCCATTATATGTCTTGGATTGGTTCTATTATTTGGAATCCTACTAAGGTTATTAGATTAATACCTGCTGTTCTTTACAGATAATAAAAACATAGTATAATAAATACAAAAAGAAAAAGTCATGACAAATTCGAGTGCTAGTGGAAAAGGTGTAGTAGAAAATACTACACCTAAATCCTGTTTAATACCTGGAAAAATAGTAAAAGTACGTCCTGTACCTGTGAGAAAAACTCCTTTTATTGTAGGAACTGATAGAGATAGAATCAAGAGTGAACAAATAATGCTAACTGGGACATCAAGAAGTATTATATGCCCTAAATATGACAATGGTAGATTTGTAGAGCCATTAACATGGGAAGAACGAGAGTATCTTGAAAAAGCATTAGGAGTTAATTTGGATATAAATAAACCAAATGATAACTACTTAAATGAAGTACGAATTCAAGTTAGTAAAAATTCAGATGATATTGGTGATGTTTTTACAGAATTAGATTTAGGTACTCCAGATGGTTTCTTAGCATGGAGAGTGTGTTTAGTTGCACCAGAAGTAGCTAGTGAAAAAAATCCAGAAGGACATTATAAAGCAGAACATTGGTTTTATTTAGATGATGATGAAGTACAAGAAACATCTGATAGAGATGGTAATAAAGTTGAAGATGATTGTCTTAAATTCCTTTACACTATTGAAGATAATAAAGAAAAATTATATAATTTCTTACGTACATTTAATTTAATCTTTAAAACTAATAAACGAATAGATAAACAATCTGCTAGTTCAGATTGGATTTATAATGAAATAAAAGGTTTGATTAAATCAAGAGAAAGTAGAACTAGGGTACATCAATTAGTAGAAATGGTTAAAAAAGATTTAGCTAGTTACGAATTAAAATTGGTTATTCAAGATGCACTTTCAATTGGGGAGATTAAATACAATAGTTCATTGAACGAATATACTAATTCAGTAAATGAAGTAATAGGTAAGAGTTTAAAAGATGTTGAAGATTTTTTACGTAATCCGGCTAATCAAATTAAACGAGAGCATATTAAAGCACAAATAAAGTTACAATTAAAATAAGATATGACAGCTAACTCAATGGGTGATAGTTTACAACTATTATTCGAAGCTAGTACTGGAACAAATCGACAGTTTAATAGTAGAGAAAAGTCATTCTTTTTAAATATGGGAATGACTGACTTTATTAATAAACGTACATTTCCTGATGGAAATACTAAACAAAAAGGTTTAGAAAGTGATAATAAACGAATATTAGACTTAGCACCATTATTAGGCACTACATCTGACTTGTATTTTAAAATACGAGATATAGGTGGTACTAATTATGGAGACTTCGTAAGAGGTACTTATGTTAATGGAGCTATGAGAAATCCTGATAAAGACGCTGATGGTATAACAGATAATGAAACTACGTATGGTACAATCACAGATGCAGAGGACATGAAATACGGTGTATTAGTTGAGCTTCGTGATGAAGTCTTATTCATAGTATCTCAGAACTGTGATTTATCATACGGTACAGGAACAAATAAACAATGGCGATACAATGTTAGAGTAGATAATATTCCTAACGAATTGTACAATGACCAAATCTATAATTCGTTTAAGCAACCTTATTTTGATTTAGTATGGAAGAAAGAATTTGGTAAATCATTACCAACATCTCTATTATCATATAGGAATACTAATGAATTTCGTTCAAGCACTGCTGCGCGTAATAGTAGTACAACAACCCCTTTAATTAACCCAGACTGGTATTTTAATGGTACTAGAAGTAGGATATTACAACTATTACCTGGTAAAGGTTGGGAAGTAGAGAAGTATAATGTTACTTATATAAAGAAACCAAATGAAATAGTGGTGGATTATGTAAGACCAGACAAGCAAGTTCATTGCGAATTGCATCCACAAGTTCATTATGAAGTGATACAATTAGCATTAAGATTTGCGGCAGAAGCTATTATCCCAAGTATACAGAAATATCAAGTTGTAGATAAAGAGAATAAAGAAAACGAATAAATAGACTAACAATAACAATTAAATAAATGGATTCAAATTTAAAAACTGTATTTGTACAACGTAGTACTATGACTGCTCCTGATGGAACAGCTAACTCTCAAATTTGGGATGCTACTACTACAGCTACATACATTGAAGATGGTGCAATTGTAGTTACTAATGAATTAGGATTAGTCCTTAATGCTAGTGATACTGCTGATACTATCGTTATTAGAGCACGACAAGATGGTTCAGTATATAAATCAGTGTCAATTCCTGTTGCAGATGTTACTAACTATAAAGTATCAACTTATAGACCTGCATTAGAACAATCTACATTTGTAGGTTATAATGGAACTGATAGTACATTTACTAGTACTTTGACATCTACTGGAACATATCAAGTAAGTATTTGGAGAAACGATGATCCTTTCTATATGGGAGTAGATCGACCAAAAACTGCATCTTATGTACAAGGTAGTAATAGTCAATTAGCTTTAGGTTTATCTTCTACAGGTGTATCTCAAGCTGAAATCGTAATGGCACTACAAGATATTATTTATAAATCTTTTGTAAAAACTATTACTGGGTATTCACATGTTGATATTCCAATTAAAATTGAAGTAATCAGTGATTGTGGGGCTGGTAGTAAAACTGCATTAAATACAACTATCGCAGTTACTAATGAAAGTACATATTTTGTATTAGGTGGTGCAGCAGATGCATCTATGGTTGCTGGAGTTATTTTAAGTATTGCTGGTAAATTATATGTTGTAAAAGATTATGATTCTACTGCACATACTGGTAACTTAATGTGCCCATATCAAGGTACAACAGCTACAGTATATAGTGGCACAAGTGCAACAACTTGTTTTACTTATGTAGGAACAGTTGCTAACTATAATACTGCTAAATTTGGTTTACAAATAACTGGTTTATCTAAGATATTTGCTACTAATTTGTGGCTATATAGAAAAACTAGATTTGATGTTCAAACTAATACTAATGTAACTGGTCAAGTACGAACTTATGCAGTTGGTAATATAGGCATTGATAAAAAAGGTTTAACTACTACAACTACTACTTATGTTAAAGCAGGTACAATTATACCTGATTTTGGAGCATTTGAAGGAGTAGGTACTTATGAACGAGTTAGTGAAATTGAACATGAAAACTTAGGATTTCATGGAGTTGAGAAACAATATCGTGAAAGTATCGCAACTGAAAAACTACATCGTCAATTAGTATCTGATTTGAATGGTAGTTCCTGTGTATATTCTATACTTAACATGGAAATCAGAAAACAGTATAAAGATAACCCTATCAATGTAATTAATGATAGTAATAATGTTATTATAGCTATTCCTGTAACTTATACAGATAATGGTTCTTCTGCCGTTAGTTTAGCAGAAACTAAAGCTACTGCTACTGGTTATGGTTATGTAACAGTTTTAGATGCTATTCTGCCTAGTACTTTAGCAGATCAAGCCACCGCTGTAACTACATATTAATAGTATATAACTTAATTTTCAAAGGGTAGTTTAACTTATAGTTGGGCTACCCTTTTTTAATATTATGGAACTAGACTTTTATTTAGAGCAAATCGACAATTATACTATAAAGGTATTTGATAATACACTATCTACACAAGTTGATACTATAGGAGATATATATCAAATGTCGTTAGATGTAGTATGTAGTAAAATACCAAATGAACAAGTCTTAGGATTAGATTGTTTAAATCATGTATTAACTTATCATAGAGATAAAGAAATATATGAGATTACTAGTGATGTATTAGGATTAGGAAATTCGCAAATATTACCAGATGGAATGTATACTTTAACTTGGACTATTAATAATATTATTAGTAAAGAACATAAATTTTGTGTATATTCTACTATTGAATCACAAATTAATGACTTAATAACTAGTACAGGATATAATGTTCAAGTTGGTAACTATGATATTACTTTTACAGGAGATACGTGTGATGGAGATGTAGAGCAAGTAAGAATAGCAATTACTCTAATGGACTATTTAAGACAAGTTGCAGCAGAAGGTAATGAAGTTGAATGTAATAATACATTAGATAAATTGAATAGAATATTATTAATAATTAATAAATAATGGCAAACCAAATATCAAACGATAAAGGAATTTTTAGATTATATGATGGGACTATAGTATATATTGAAGAAATATTATATAGTGCTGATGGTCAAACTAATTTCGAAGTATCATTTAATCCTAATGAACATTTAAATACTATTACAGGAGTAGGTACATTAGCAGGACATAAATATAGAAAAGTACGTCATGCTGGAGATACTAAATGGCAAATCCCTGAATATATTGTAGCTGAAAATGGTAAAAATATAGAATTACAAACTACTGATGAGTATTTACAGTGGAGAGTAGTAGGCTCAACTACATGGACTAATTTAATATTATTAGATTCCATTAGAGGAAATAATGGTATTCAAGGTATACCCGGATCTGGTATAACAATAGATAGAACTGGTGCATTTGATACTAAACCTAGTTGCTCAACTACTACTGGAACAACTGGTACAACATTAGGATGTGGATGTACAGGAGTATCTTCTATAGGTGCTAGTGGACTAACTACATTCTTATCATTAGGTAATCATATATTAAACGATACTGATGATACAGGAACATATTGGGCTAATGAAGGAGATCTACCTACATTTAAAGCTTATGTAAGTGCAACAGATAAAGGATTAACTGCTAAATATTGGAATGCTAGTGCTACAATTGGTACAGGTGCATATACATATTTAGGTATTAATTTAGCACAAGGTTTATCTGGTGGTACTGACACTACTGGTAAATTATATACTTGTATTAACGGATCTTATATAGAAATTTTATCAATTGCTGCTAATGACCATAGAATCGCTGAAACTAGTGGTAGTACTAATATAGGTTATTTAGATAATTTTGTAACAGATTATGGAAACGCTAATATTACTGGTATAGGAACAATTGGTATAGATGGTGGTAAATTAGAAATTATAGATGAATCTATTACAACTGATAAATTTGATACTACTATATTTAATGATGGATTAACTAATACAGGAACAGAAATTGACGTTAATGCTAGTGAATTAATTGGGTATGGGTTAAAAGTATATACTAGTGCATCAGATTCATATAATAATATTCAAGTATATGTTAGAGATATTATATCAGATGGATTAACTTATGAAAGTGACAATACTTTTGATGGAGAAACAAGGGATAAAATTATAGTTCATGTTGATGATATTGTATCACCTACTACAGGAACGGATTTTACAGGGTTAGAAACATCGGCTGATAGAGGAATAACTGAAACTGATGGATATGAAAATATCTATGTTAAAGAAGGAGACTGTATATCTACAGATGTTAATGGTGTTAATGTTGTAGCAGATGAACTTAGTTTAACTGCTAATAATTTAACAGCAATTAAAGTAAAACCGTATACTACAGGTAATGATGGTATATGTGCTATACATTTAAACCCTACAGTAGTAAATACTAATAAAGGTATAGATGTAGATAATAGTACTGGATTAGAAGTAATAGTCGATGCGTCTACAATTGGATTTAATGCTAGTGGTGGATTAGAAATTCCTGATAATGGAGTAACTGGTAATAAACTTAATGATAATACTTGTAATAATTTAGCAGGTGTTGAGATATTAAATGATACTATTAATGTTAAAGTAGATGATATTACTATAGAATTTAATGGTAGTGGAGAACTAACTGTTAAAGATTTAGCTAATAGTGTAGTTACTGGAATTACTGATAGTGATACTAGTCCTATATTAGCAGGACAAGTTAATATGTTTGGTACTAGTGCAGGAAATGGAGTTAATTGTATAACAGTACAAGTAATTGCAAATGCTATAGGAAATAAAATTACTACTAGTGCAACTATAGATCAAGCTAAATTTGATACTTTTATAACAGGATTAGGATATTTAAAAAGTGCTAGTAATGCTTCCGCTACATGGGGTGATATTACTGGAAATATAAGTGCTCAATCTGATTTACAAACCGCACTAAATAGTAAAGTAGATGAGAATACTTCGTATGATAATATTATTATAAGTAATGGTGGTACTATATCAGGAGAAAGTACAACTGAAGGTATCTATATTAAATTAGGAAGTACTAGTTATGGTGCTAAACTTATGGCAGATGATAATGGTAATTTATATGTAGATACCCCAAATAAAAAGAAAATATTTTAATGGATGAGTTTAAGTTAATTAAATATAAAGATAAACCAGAAGATTCGAGTACTGTATCAAGCAGTACTCTTTTTTCAGGTTTAATTAAAGAATTAATACGACAAATAAAAGAAGCGTATAATATAGAAAAGGAAAAAGAGTATCCTACAACAGAAAATATAGTAGAACTTATTCATCAAGTAGTACAAACTATAACTGATATTAAAAATAATTTACTAAAAGAACTTGATGAGAAGGTTAGTAAAGAATTATTAGATGTTGTAATGGAAGATATACGAGATTTAGGTAGAGATAGTGTGGATAGGGCACTATTATTAAAAGGTGTATATAGAATACAATACCCATTAGATTTAGGAGTTAATGGTACAGTATATAAAAATAATACTGAACCTGGTATTTGTTATTATGACAAATTAAATGACGAATGGGTATTTAATACTAAAAGTGGAAAAACAAAGTTAAAACATAATGGCTGAAACATATTCTGATAATAATCCATATAATATAGAAAGTAGTCATAAATTATATGTACAATGGAGTCATGGTGATGTACCAGCTTCATATTTTGAAAATGGTAAATATCCTAATGGTAATGAGTCTGTATGGGTATGGGAAAATATATATATTCCAGTCGATCATACAGTAAATGGAGTTACATTAACTGGACATAGATATAGACGTGAGAAAGTAGGATTAAGTGGTAAATGGACAGTTCCTATTCCACTAGTACCACAGTCACAAATTTTAACAATTGAATTAATACAAATTTGATATGGGTAATTATAAATTAAGATTTACATTAGCAGATGGTAGTATTATAGATACTGATCCATTTACTATAGTTAATGGAAATAATGGAACTAATGGTGCGAATGGTAATGATGGAGTAGATGGTACTAATGGTGCAGATGGTATAAGTATTATATCTGGTTCTGTTAATATAGATGGAGAATTAGTATTAATTAAAAGTGATTTATCAACTATAAATGTAGGAGTAGTAAAAGGTGCTACAGGTGCTAATGGGCAAGCATTTCAAGTTAATAGTACAGGGGATGTTAGTACAGATAGTGGCTATTTATTATTAGATAATAATTCTGGTAAAATACCTTCTGTAATAGAACCATATTTCCATGTAGTAATGACAGATAATAGAACTGCATCTGATAATCCTAATGTATATTTAATAGGTACTACTACAAAAGTAGAAAATTTAGCTGGACATTTAATAATGACAGTTAATGATAGTGAGCCTAAAACATATTATTCTTATGGAGTATTTACTGGAGTAGCAGGACAACAAGGACAAAAAGGAGATACTGGTGATAAAGGTTGGAGTCCAATATTTCAAGTTGTAATTAAAAGTGCTACAGAAGAAGTACTTAAATTTAAACAATGGACTGGTGGTGCTGGTTTACCTCCTATTAGTCCTATAGAACCAAATACATATTTAGGAACGTCTGGTTATACTAGTATAACTAATGCAGTAAATATTAGAGGTACTAATGGAGCAAATGGAGTTGATGGTGTTAATGGTACAAATGGAACTAATGGTACTGATGGAGTTAATGGTAGTGATGGAGCAAATGGATCTGATGGTAGAGAAGTAGAGCTACAAAAAAGTTCAACTTATATACAATGGAGATATGTAGGAGATATAGTTTGGAATGATCTAGTATTACTTAGTGATTTAAAAGGAGATAAAGGTGATATAGGACAAGGATGTTATTTATTTTATAATAACATATCTGTTAGTTATATGTCATCAGATACATATAGTGATAAATTTATAATTAATGGTGGACTAGATGGTACTTCTATTACTAATATTGTCTACAAAGGTAATACTGATACATATTATGTAACATGGACTTTATATATTAATATAAATGGAGTGGATACATTAGTAGGAATTTTACCTGATTATCCTAATAGTGGTTATTTTTATGGTAGTTTTGATTGTAATATACCATTAACTTATTTAGATATAGTACGACTACATTTTGTACCTACGTCAATAGGGATTGTTTTAGGAAGTTATACTTTTGATGCTATAACAGTAACAATATCATAATATGTTAATAAAAGATATAACACAATGGGATCATAATTATGTAATTAGAAGTTTACCATCTATTACAGGAATTAGACAATATTTTGTTGCTGATGACTATAATATAGCTTTGACTATATCATTAGATGCTATTTATTTACAAAATAATGCACCTCCTAGTACTTTAAAAAAGATAAATACAGTTACCGCAGAATTAAGAACATATAGTGGAACATTAGTATCTCAAGTTAGTGTAAGTCAAACTCCAACAATTGATGGTAAAATTACTACTAGTACTGATTTAGAAGCATTCGGTGCTAATAATATAGAAGTTAATTTTAATTATACAGGATTAGTACAAGGAGATGTTTATTATGTAACTATGTTATTAACTAGTGTTGATTCCCCTGTAAATGTGATACATACAGGAAGTACATCTACTACTATAAATAATGCTATAATGTATTATGATTCTAGTTGGCATTATTATACTTATTTAGGAAATTACATGATAATAGCTGGATCAATTGTAGTAGGTAAAAATGAATTTACTAAAGTATTAAGACCTATTATACAAATACAATAATTTAAATAATATCTAAACATGGATGAATTTTCAAGAATAAGTGATAATACAGCTAGAACTGCTGATGAACTTAAAAAGATAAATACAGATGGATTAATTATAACTGGAGTTACTATTACTGGTGGTAGTATGACTACTACTGAAGTTAATAGTGCTGATATAGAAAATGAGATAATCTCATTAAATGGTAAAATAGATAGTGTGATTAATGCAAGTGATAATAGTTTAAGTACACAATTATATATATTAAAAGATGGTACTAAAACGCCAGTACAATTAGATACTATTGCTCCTTATGCAAATGTTCCTATACCTGTTGTATTAACTGATATTACAGGACAAGCTGTAGTAAATGTCAATATAACAGATTCTACATTAAATGTAGATAGTATTATAAAAGATAAAGATTTAAATGCCTTTAGTTCTACTTCTAATATAGCAGGACAACGTGGATTAGATGTTGAAGTTAAAAATGCTAGTGGTATTAATGCTGTTAATATACAAGATGGTGGTAATACTATTACAGTTGATGGTAGTGTTAGTGTATCTAATATGATTAATGTATCAAATTTAGCTACATCTGCTAAACAACTTGCAGATAATCATAATGTAAAAGTTAATAGTAGTACAGAAGCTATTACATCAACATCTGGAGCAATAGATGTTAATTTAAAGTCTTCATCTGGAAATATTCCTACAACTATTACTCATATTTCAAACACAAGTATTAGTAATGTTACTGCTACACAAATAAGTAATGCGTCTAATTCTTGTAAAAAAGTTATAGTAACAGCTTTAGAAACAAATACAAGTTGGATTAGAATAGGTGGTAGTACATTAACAACGACTAGCGGAATTCTATTATATCCTACAGATAGTATAGAATTAACTATATCTAATACTAATCTACTTTATGCTCTAGCTGGAGTTAATGGAGAAGATATAACAGTAACATATTTCAATTAGGAGGTAACTATGAGTAGATTTTTTCCGAGTGGTAATTCACTTATTCCTAAAGTAAGTACTTGGAAAGTTAGAATTCCAAGTATTTTAAGTAAATGGTTAATGACAGATAGTAATGGTGATCCTATTGCTGCTACATTAACAAGTGGTACTGTATTAATTGGTAATGTGTCTAATGCCCCAACTGAAATTTTAACACAGGTATCTAATTATACAATTGGAGATTTTACAAGCACATATCTACCATTTGCGACTGAAAGTAATTGGCAAGGTAAAATATATGTTGGAACTGTAATAGCCGGTACAAGTGGAGACATACATTTTGGCACATTTCAAAATGGTACAACTGGATTTGTTGTATATACCGGAAGTTCTTGGATAAGATATTTTGCATTTGAATTTATAGATTCTGGCGGAACACTTGGTGGACTTATTAGATCCGCGTTGGTTACAACTGCAAATTGGTCAAGTAGTGGCGATTATACGATTACTAATGCTGGGTATGGTGATGTAGGAATGTCTTTCGAAGAAGGTGACTATTATTATTTATGTACATCAAATACAGCTTCAAATGTTCATAAATGGATAAGATTAAGAAAATCAATTGGCGCAGAAGTAATTATATCTGATGTAACATATATACCTTATTATACAAGTCAAATAGTTACTAATGGTTCAACTTTTACTATACCTGCTAAATTTAAAATAAAAAGCATTATTAGTGAAACTCAAAATACTACTGGAGGAAATATACAAGCTGGTAGTACTGCAACCGCTGAAGTATCTCAATTATTTATAACAGGAGGTAGTGATTCTGACGGTGGAACGTTAAACATTGTTTTAAATGGTGTAACTTTTCCGATATATGTTGCAGGAAGCCAATCAACAACAAGTGTTGCAAGTACTATAAGAATTAGTGGTTTCACTGGGTATGTGACAGGTGGCTCAGGAACAACAATAACATTTACTTCAATTTATTTTAGAAGTGAAACTGATGCTACATTTGCAGATGTTAATAGTGGAGTAACAGCTACTATGACAACAACAATTCAGGGCGTTGATGCTGGAAGTGATATAATTGCTGCTTATAATGTTGGTACTGTTGCTAATGTATATCATGATTTAACATATATACAATTAGACTCAATGATAAGTACAGCAGCAAAAACAGTATATTTTTATGTGAGCACCACAACAAGTATAAAATTACATATTATTCTACAAAAGATAATATCTTAAAAATATGTTAAAATCAATTAAGCAAGCAACTGGAGAACAATTTATAGATGGTTCAGGTAAACAGATATTATCAAGACCTGTTGCAGAACTTGTATATAAGAATGGTCTTATATATGACTACGACACTGATAATATACAGAATGTTGGCGGTTATTGTAAAACTATGTACAACTATACAACTGGTGGATTGGGAGATTTAGTTCAAAATACGGTTGCATCTCAACCTTTAATTGTTCCTAATTTTATTGGTAGTAAAAAAGCGTTATTAGGAGGTAGTTTTTCAACAACTATTAATCTTAGTGCTTATACAGTTTTTATGGTAATTAACACTGGAAGTAATGCTTTTGCAGGACTCACTATAAATGGAGCTAATGTATTTGGAACTCCTTACGGCAATTATTCTGGAGGAAGTTCTGCAACATATTATAGAAATAATCTTTATGTTGCAAGTGGAAATTTATCAGCTTCTCAAAATGTTGTCTTATGTGTATATTGCACATGGTCTAAAAATTTTAATGTTACTTATAATGGCGGAACGTCTATGTATTTAATGGCTATTAAGATTTATAATAGATATGTCAACGCTTATGAACGTAGGGATATAAATACAGCTCTTGGTAGTGCTTTTTCAATTGCGATGGAGGCTTAATATATGACAAAGATATTAAAAACAAGTACACCAGCAATAATTTTAAATAATAGTGGTGACAAGATATTTACAACACGAGATATAAGTACTAATCCTATTACTTCAGGTCTTATTTACGATATGACTGCTGAAAGTATTGAGAATGTTAGTAGCCATTGTAGGACTATGTATAATCAAACAGGTGGCACTAATTGGGTGCAGACAACCGTTGGTAATCAACCTTTAGTGGTTAATAATTACTTGAATGGCAAAGTTGCATTACAAGGTGGTAGTTTTGAAACTACAATGGTATTTGGTCTTTATACTATATTTATGGTTATTGGAACTTCAACAAGTGGTAATTGTTATCTAACTATAAATGGACTTACTAATTATATTGGGTATCCAAAGGGGTTTGTATATGGTAGTGAAAATCAAGTTTATTACAGAAATAACAAAATTATTGCTGCTGGTACAGTTTTACCAAATTCAACTAATCTTATCGTATGTGTAAACTTACCCTATGCAGTTAGCAATAATTGGACTTTTTCAAATTTAGCAAACACACATAAAATGATGGCTGTAAAGATATATAATAGAACTCTTACACCTTTTGAACGCTCTCAAGTTAATTATGGACTTGGAAGTATTTATAATATTTCAATGGAAGCTTAAAAAATAAACATTATGTATAAACAATATAATAATTTTGAACAATATTATAATGATCTTGCATATTTAGATCAAAAGTGTATTGAAAAAAATATAGGTGATAAATACCAAGATATAATTAAACATCCAATACAAGATGTTTGGTATATTAGTTTTTGTAGGATAAATGAATTTGAAGATGACTATATTAATCAAGAATGGTTAAGTACTGATATAATATCAGACTTACCAAGTGATTTTTATTGGTTTGATTCCAATCGTAATTATAGACTTGTTTGTGCGACTTCACTTGTTTTAAGTGAAATTGTAAAAAAGTCTGAAATAGGTAATTTATTATATACATTAATAGATGATTTCAAAGCCCAAATACAAACAATAGGTGAAAATACTTATATATATTTAGCGACTTTGGATGATTACAAAGGAATAAGTATTGATTATTTATTAAGTACTTATCCAGATATATTTTTAAGAACTGAACAAAAACAATAGACTATGGTATTATCACAAGAAATTTTCAACAAAATAAATCCTATTTATAGTAGTAATACAACTATATTATTAACAGATAGCAATGAAAGTGAAGGAGTAGGGAGTTATATAGATATTACTACATCTAAATCTGGTATAGGAATTTTAATATTTGGCAATGGAGTAGGATATGCTATATTTATGTTTTCTACTGATGGTATAGTAACATTTATTATTAACAGTGCCAATGTTTTTTCTACTATACAAACAAATACTAATCATGTAATAATAAAGGATAATGGGTCAAATGTTAGAATTACGAATGAATTAGGGTCAACTATTGCATTTACATTAATAATTAATTATACTAATTGATATGATAGGACAACGATTTTCACAAGCTTATACAGATGTGCACGTAGAAGTAACAAGTGCAACAAGTGGAGGGACTGCGTGGGTATATGAAACTATAAGTGGTACACCATTTTTATGTGGAAAATTACTTAATAATAGTACTGATATGTTTCAATTTAAAGCTGAAATGCCACATACTAGAAACATAGGAAGTGTATTAGCTGATATACATTATCATTATATTATAGATGCTAATGCAACAGGAGCAGATCAAACTGTTATTTGGGATATAAGTTATTGTTGGTTAAAAGCAGGAGATGTAATGCCTGCAACTGCAAGTTGGACAGTTATACCAACAATAACACAAGTATTAACTGGTACACCAGTTGCAAGAACTTATGGGTTATACCAATTTTCAGTTAATTTACCATGTCCTGTTGGAGAAACTTATGGGTCAATGTTATTTGTTCAAGCAATTCGTGGGAATGGAACATATACTGGAAAAATAGCAATTATTGATGCTGGTGCACATTGTGCAATGGATAGAAATGGAAGTATTAATGTAACAACAGATTAACTAATTTATGTACAGTACTTCTGATATAATATTTCACATAATTACAATGATTAGTTTTATAGTTATAATAATAATGTTCCTGTATCTTACAGTTAAACTGAGTAAAGTTGAATATATAATTAAGAATAGACTATTAAATAATACATACAAAGATTTATTAGAAGTAATGTACAAAAGGATGAGAGATATAGGTACAGGAACATTAGCTGAGTCTATATTAATAGATTATATTAAATATAAAGTCAATAATATATATAATGGGTATAAACAAATTAAATTAAATGGATTTAAATTACTTAAAGACCCGCAATTTGTTAGAACATTCCTTAGTGATGGTAGAATGTTATTAGAACAAAAATATGACAAATTTCCAGAAGAGTTTTTAAATAAAATTAATAGTATTAATCAAACTAACTTTAATGAATTTGTTAATGTACTAGAAGGAGAGGTACTAGATGATAAAATTACTAGGAAATTTGAATTTTTAGAGTTATTGAAAACACATACTATAGGGGTTACAGATAAAAATATATATTCTATTGTTAAGTTATTTAATGATACAAAACATTTAATAGAAGATGATAATTTTTTAGTAATGTACCCTGAGTTTAAAAATAAAGTGGTTTTAAAAGAAAATATAAAGACAGAATATATTAGATATAAAGATATAGCTCAATTAGATATATCTCAAATTAAAGGAATGATTGGTACAGGAAAAAGTGAATTAATAGAAGAAGCTATACATTTACTAAATATGTTTGTTAAATTAAAAAATAATAATCAGTTGAGTAATGTATTATATGTACTATCGTCAAGGTTTAATGAATGGTATAGGAAATCTTTAACTGGTGTTAATAATGATGAAGAAATTATTAATATTAAAACATCTATATTAGAAATAATCGACAAATTAAAATGAGTACAATGATAATTATACAATTTGTAATAAAGTTTTGGGGAACAATTGTAAAAATACTTCTCTGGATAAAAAGTAAATTTATTAAAAATAAAACTATGGATGAGATAGTAAAATTTGTTAATACTGTAGATAATGATAATAAAGTATTAAACAAACAAAATATAAAAAATCTTATAACTTATGGAGAAATTGGCACAATGGATGCCATTAACGAATTATTAAGTTTAGTAAAAGATGAACAAATATTGAATATTTTATATACAATGAAAGGGGAATTAAATACATTAACATTACGAAAGTTGTCTGGAGCTACACAAGCAGTAGAACAAATTAATGATTTACGTTTAAGACTATCATCACTAATTGATAAATTATAATGCGAACAATATCATCTTATTTAGATGAGTTAAGAGTCGAAATTGGTAGATTAGATAAGGTTGACTTAAAGTTTTTAGACAATAGAATGTTATATCAACTGATAAATAATCAAAGGAATATATTCTTAAAGAATGAATATAATAAAGGAAGATCTGTTGAAGATAATACTAAACAGATAATTAATGGAATAGAGTTGGAAGTAGTAAGTACTTCCACATTCTTTCCAGTTAAAGCGGATACTAGAATATTAAAAAGTAAACAACTTATTCCTTTACCAATAGAACTTACACACTCATTAATGATTACTAATATACGTAATAGTAGTATGATTAGTATACCATATAATTACGTACATCGAGATAGGTTTATTTATGCAGGTAATGGAAAATTTAATACCAAAGATATATATGTTACCTTATATGATAAACACTTATATATTAAACTTAGAAAGGATAATCCTAAAATAGCAATGTTAACTCATATTTCTATAGAAGAAGTTGCTGAAAATCCTGTTGAAGTTTATATGATGGGTAATACAGGAACACGAATGGATTATGATCCTTTTGATGAAGTTTATCCTATAGGCGAAGCTATGTGGACATATATAAAGGGATATATATTACAAGTAGATAGTCTTTCAATGACTAATATAAAATCAGCAGGTACAACTGCAAATTCAGACTTACAATAATGAGTAACGTACCAGCTAAAACAAATCTTATAGAATGTTATAATAAGTATAATACTATGAGTAGTAACCCTATAGATAAACAATTATATTTTAAAATAGTAAAAGACTTTAATGAACGAATCATTAATAAGATAGTAGAAGGTGGGTATGAGTTTATAATGCCATACAATTTAGGTAGTGTATTCATAAAGAAAAGAAAGATAGAATTTAAATTTGATGAGAATGGTAATTTTTTAAGTAAGTTCACTAAAGCAGGAGTTAATTGGAAAGCTACTAAAGATTTATGGATACTAGATAACAATGCTAAAGAAAATAAAACTTTAGTATGGAATGATAATAGTCATACTGATGGGTTCAAATATAGATTTTTTTGGGATAGAGGAAAAACAGGTAACGGAATTAAAAATATTCTAAGTTATAAATTTATGGCTAATCGTGTACATGGTAAACGCAACTTAGCTAAAGTATTAAAACAAGGTACTAACATTAGTTATTATTTATGATAGGCAATTATGTTTCTTTATTCGATATTATAGAAAGAGTACAGAGGTTATTACCTACATTTGTACAGATAAATATTTCAGATGCTAAAGAATGGACTTATGAAGCAATAAGAACAATAGGTGGAAGATACACTAATATTCCAGAAGTATTGGAATTAACTGTTGAAAATGGTAGATGTAAAGTACCATCGTATGTAGAAGCTGTTAGAGGGGTATCGTGTAATAATATTCCATTAACTTATACTCCCATACTTAATCCTGCATTAATGTATCAATATACAATAGTACAAGGTTATATTTATTCAGATATTCAAAGTGGTACAATATTAGTATATATTTCAATATTTCCAATGGATAATGATGGTAATCCATTAATACCAGACTTAGGGTATTATGTAAAAGCAGTTACTCATTATATTGCAGAAAGATTAGCTTTTAAATTATATTTAGAAGATAAACTCACAGAACGTAAATATAATTTATTACAACAAGAATGGATATTCTATTGTGGTAGTGCTAAAGCTTCTAGTTTAATGCTTAGTGAAAGTGAAGAAGCGGACTTTACTAATCATACTATGAGAGTAATCCCTAAAATGCATAGAGGAATACAAGTAGTTAAAACTACTAGAAATATACCGAAGACTGATATGAGTAATTTAAATGATTTAATAGTAACACAACAACCAGTAGGATATGGACTCCCTTCAACAAACAACGATTAACCAATATTTCGAAGGACTAGATAGGGATACTAATAAACATGAATACAAAAGTACTAAATACTTTAATTTAGAAAATGGTAAGATAGTTAGTCAAGATGGATTATCTAGTGTTACTATATCTAATGTAAAAGGTACTATTCCAATACTAGACAGTAATGGTAATCATATAACTAGTATAACTGGTTATACATTAGTAGGATGGTGTAACTTAGGGGCAGATATTATATTATTTTATTCTAGTGATACAACAGATAAAGGACAAATTTATAAACTAGTTCAAAATACAGAATTAACTTTTAGTATAACTTTAATATATGAAGATGATAATTTAAATTTTGGTAATGTATTACAGGCTATAGGAAGATATGAAAATGAGTATATCCAAAAAGTATATTGGATAGATGATTTTAATAATATGATAAGGAGTTTAAATATAGTATCTAATAGTTATCCTATAACACTTGATGTAGAAAAATTAAATATTGTACAAACTACTGACTTTTCAACTCCACAATTTAGTTCCTTTACTAGTGGAGAATTACAATCTGGTGTAATACAATATGCATATAGATACTATAATTTGAATGGTATAGAAACTATGTTTAGTCCATGTTCTGCTATAATACCATTAACTGCGGAACGAGAGACAATAGGAGTATCTTTGTATAAAGGAACTGCACCTAGTATTAATACTCAAAAAGGAGTAATTGGTACTATAAGTAATTTAGATTCTAGTTTTGATAGAGTAGAAATTGTATCAATATGGTATGGCTCACTTAATGGAACACCTAGCATTAATGTTGTTAGTAGACAACCTTTTTCAAGTACTGTTACATTTACTGATACAGGAACATATATTGCAAGTTTAACATTAGATGAGTTTACATTATTAAGTAATCCATTATATGCTAAAAGTATTGCAATAAAAGATCAACGTATGTTTTTAGGTAATATACAAGAAGACGTATTTTGGTCACAAGCTATACAAAATTGGGACGCTAGAGCTTATAGATTTGCAGATAGTTCTAATGATGTATATCTTTCACATAATGGAACATTAACATTGTATAGTGATATTGCTGATGTACCTGATGATAATGATGCTATAAATCTTACTAATATTATATCTAATGATGGTAATATGAGTGATGAATATAGACAATTTTATCAACAGGGTAGTAGTGTATTAGGGGGTACAGGAATAAATATAAGTTATACTTTTAATGCTAGTGATTATTTAATAGATGATGATAGTACAAACGCTTGCCACAAAGCTACTATAGATGCTAATAATATTAATGAACAATTAGGGTTAAAGAGAAGTTGGCAACGTGACGAGATTTATAGATTTGGAATAGTATTTTATGATAAATATGGTAGAAGTAGTTTTGTTAAATGGATAGGTGATATACGTATACCACATTGGGATGGCAATAATAAATATGTTAATTATACTAATTCATTATTATATGGGCGACATATATATCCTATATTTACAGTATCAAATTTACCAACTGATGTAATATCATGGCAAATAGTATATGTTAATAGAGGTGTATATGATAAAACTGTTGTTGCTACTGGATTGGGGTTAGGGTTAGAAGATAGTTATGATGTAGATGGTAATTTTGCATGTACTATATGGGTTAATAATCCTAATACTACTACAGCTAATAGTATTACAGATAGAAGAAATGGAGATCTTAATTGGGCTAAATATTATAATATATTAGAGTTTGATTCTCCAGAAATAGTATATGGTACACAAGAAGTATCTGGAGATTATATAGACTTAATAGGTTATTTTACATTAGGCACTAGAACTGTTGCATTACGAGATATTTTAGATCCAGTATTTAGACAAACTAAATATAGAGAATTTATAGGGAATCCTAATATAGATTATAGTTATAGAAGACGTAATATACAAGATTTACAATTTTTACATCCAGGACAAAATACTAATGTCAATGGACACCCATTTACTAATGTAGGAGATAATGATGGAACTCATAATTCGTTTCCCCCTTTAGTAGATTATGAAGAAACTTGTTCTCATTGTACTAAATGGATAGTAGGAATAGATAATGAATATGGAGTAACTAACCCATATTTTAATCTTGTTACTAATATTGGAGTATTTTCAGTTAGAAAAAATGTAATAGGTTACGGTGGAAATACTTTTAATGATAGATATAATAATAGTTATATATCAGCTAGTGACAGAATAAATGTAAATACTAATATAGCGATATGTTATTATGGAGATACATATATCAATATGATAGAGGAATTAAGGTGTATATGGCAAGATACACTACATCCATCTCAAGAATGGATGTATTATCCTTGTGAGAGTAGTGTTAATCCAGTATTTGATTATGGGTATTCTCAATCTAAAAGTCTATCAATAAGTGCACCTACACCTAAAGGATTGTTATTAGATACATATTGGTTTACAGATTATGTATGGCAAACTGAAGATAGATTATATATATATAATAAAACATATTCACAACAATATAATATTCATACATTTTTTCCTGTACCATTAGATATACAGTTAACCACTAAATATCCTTATCAAGTACGGTATAGTGACGCAAAGTATGATGGTGAAGAAATAGATTCATGGTTAAAATTTAGACCATTAAATAGTAATAATGTAGTAGGAAACTATGGAGAAGTTACATCTATAGTAGAACAGACTAATCAATTATATTGTTTTCAAGAACATGGAGTATCTGCTATATCATCAAATAGACAGGAGTTATCATCTGCAAGTAGTGGAATTCCTGTAGTATTAGGTAAAGGTGGGGTACTTGATAGATTTGATTATCTTAGTACTGAAATAGGTAATCAATTTGGAGATTATATTGTAACAACAGCGTCTAATATATATTGGTTAGATAGAAGTTTACAAAAGATGTATCGTATAGGAACAAGTGGTATGGAGACATTAAGTGATACTAAATCTGTTGGTAGTATATTTAAAAATGTAGTAGATTTATATACAACATTTGATGGTATATACGATATTAAGAATAATAGATGTTACTTTACAGTACATAATACATATCCTAATTATCTAGCTACTGTTACTTATATTAGTACAGGAATATATAGGTTATCATTAGATTTAACTAGTATAATCACTAGAGGAACAAGTAATAATACCTTATTACAATTAGGTAATACTTATGAATTTTCCTATAATGGAATAGTAGGTACATTCAGAGTTAATAGTATTGATTATGTTAATTGGACTATAACTGTTGAAGATTTAGATAATGTAATTAATGATGTTACACCTAATTATACAATAGATTTATCAGAGTATATAGACTATAAGAATCAATATACATTATCATATAATGAGTTTGTAGATGGTTATGAATCATTCCATTCGTTTATACCGGATTGGTATTTAACTAATAACAATTCATTAATGACATATAAAGATACAGAAAAAGAAATATTCCTACATAATACAGGAATATATGGTAATTATTATAATGCATCTGATATATATCCTATGAGATTAGATATTATAGTTAATAATAATGGTAAAGCTATACGAGAATTCAATAATATAAATTGGAGATCAGAATGTACAGTTGGTAATCAAGATTTAAAAGATGAAACGATAAAGTATATATTAGCAGAAAATAACTATCAACAAACTGATAAGATTAAATTATACCAAATGTTAGACGATGATTATATATTCTTTTCAGAGTCTATAAATCTACCTAGTACTAGTTGGTCTGCTAGTGGAACATATACTGAAAACTCAGTAGTTCGATATACAGATGATAAATTATATATAGGTATAGGAACACCGATTAATGCTAGTGATACTCCTAGTATAAGTTCTAAATGGGATGAGTATAAATTATGTAATTTACGTAGAGTAAAAAGACAATGGAATACAGGAATTCCTAGAGATGAAGATAATTATCTTAATGTACCAACATATAGTGTAACATTATATCAAGTAGGAGATGCAGTACAATACAAATATAAGCGGTATATATGTAAAGTAAAGGTACAAACATATAGTGTTAGTCAATGGTTTAATACAGATGAATGTGTATTATATAGTGGCGCGATATATAAAAGTAAAACATCTCAAAAGGGAGTAACTCCAACAGGAGCTAGTTGGGCTAATATAACAAGTTCATTTATACCTAGTGGAACTGATGATGACACAATTTACTGGGAATATAGTCCATTATATAATCGGATGTTAGATACTTATGTAAGGGTAAATTTATGGTATATTAATAAAGATAATCATAAATTTGTATTACATGATATGCAAACAACATGTGAAATACAACCATAATTAAAAAAATTAGATAAAATAATTTGGAAATTTAGAAATTTCTAGCTAACTTAGCGGTGCTATCATTGACAAAATTATGTCATAGAGTACCGCTTTTTTAATGGAAAATTCAAACATAATAAATAATAATATGGCAAACAATAGATTGTCGAAATACAAAAAAGACAGTACTATACGAAAAAAAGTATTAGATGAATACGGATTAGGAGATTATACAGATGAACAGTTATATGGACTAGGTGGAATATTAGGAACTGTAGCTGGTGGAGTTGGTGGAGCATTATTAGGTAATCCTGTATTAGGAGCTAGTGTAGGCGGATCAATAGGTGGTTTATTAGATGATAATAAAGATAAACAACAAGTACCACAATTTAAACCACAATATGTAGAACCAGATACTCAGTTATTTAAATCTGGCGGAACTATACATATTAAACCTGAGAATAAAGGAAAATTTACAGAAATTAAAAAAAGAACTGGTAAATCTACTGAAGAATTAACTCATAGTAACAATCATTTAACTAGAAAAAGAGCAATCTTTGCTCAAAATACTAAGAAGTGGAAACATGAAGATGGTGGTATATTAAAAGAAGGTAAGATGAATATTAATGGAGAGATTGATGATTTACAAGATAATGGGGACTTTGTTAATAAATTTGGTAATAGAGAACAATACAGACAAGGTGGACAAGTTAATCAACAACAAAATACACAATTAACACCACAACAAGCTAAACAAATATTACAACAAGGTAATATTAACGGCAAACCTTTATCAGCACAACAAAAAATGTATCTTACTCAAATCATTCAAGGTAAAGGAATTCAACAAAATAATAATATATCACAAGAGCAACAAACTTCGCAGTATCAAAATGGGGGAGATATAGATGGAGATGATAGTGGTACTGATGCTAATTTAGGATTAGGAGACATAGGAAGTACTTTAGGCAAAGGATTATTTGGAGCAGCTATGACTAGTATAGGATTAGATATGTTAAATTCGCACAAAAAAGAAAAGAGTTTGACACCTGCACAAAAACGTAAACAAAAATTAGTAGAAAAATGGTATAGACGTGGAATGTCTGAAGATGATGCTAATCAATGGGCTAGTGCTGAAAATAAAGAAGTTAAATATGGTGGAGAAGTACAATATAAACCGGGTGGTGAAATAGAAACCAATGGAGTAATGAGTATGACTAATCAACCTACTGAAGAAGAGATACGTGGTTATTATAAACGACATCTTAAAAAAGGTGGACAATTAGGTGATGGTAGTGATAATTCTATTAATAGAATATTATTACAACAGGTAAAGGAACATGGTTTAAATGCTAGACAAAATAGTAGAGCATTAGCTGGATGGAGAAAAGATATGGTAAAAGCTACTCATAATAAATATGAAGATGGTAGTGAATTAGCAACATATAATGGAGCAAAACATGAAGATGGTGGAGTTACATTACCAATTGGACAAGGACAACAACAAAATGAAGTAGAAGGTGGAGAAACTGGAGTACCAACAAAAGTTACAGGAAAACAAAATACTTATATATTAAATGATACAACGCCAATAGATGCTGAACAAGCAAAAATGTTTAATATAGATAAAAAGTATATTGGTAAAACACCTGCTAATGTTAGTAAAAGATTAGAAAAATTTTATGGATTTAGAAAGAATAGTCCTATAGATATTGATGATTTTAAAGAACAAATGAATAAGTTAACACAAGTTAATGAACTTCAATTATATAATAAACAATTAGATGAAATGAGAAATAATCCAGAAGCATTACAGCAAATGGTATCTCAAAAAGCTAATGAAGAAGTACAACAAAATCAACAAGAGCAAGTACAACAACCAATACAGGAACAAACTGGAATGGAGCAACAACTTGAACAATCACAGCAACAAATGAAGTATGGTGGTAAGTTGAAATATGAAGATGGAAAACAATTAGGAGACCCACCTGATAATAATGGAAAAGGATTATTAGGAGTAACATCGCGAAATATTATTAAACCAATAAATAATAGTCAAGTTTATAATACTGATAAAGGTAGTTCAGATATAGGTAAAATAGATAAATTTGGTAGTAACGCTTTAACGAATAGAGACGGATTTGTAATGTTTAAAGAATATGGAAATAATACAGATGTACAGAATACTAATTTAAAAGTAAATCCTAACATTACTACTAATACAGTTAATACTAATAACAATCAAGTACAAACTAATAATATACCTGTAAATAAAAATAATATATCTAATATTGCTTCTACAGAATTGTTTGATAATAATATTAGTAATAATGAAAAAGAAACTAGTAATATTCCATTAGGGCAATCTAAAACATACGATTATACATTAGGTATAAATAATACAGGAAAAGATGAGTTATCTGTAATTAACAGAAATAATGACAATAATTATAATGATATAATTAAAATAGATCCTAATAAAGTACAAGTAAATAATATAGGAGTTAAACAAGATTTAGTATTACCTAATAACCAACAAAATAATAAATCTACTAGAGGTAATTGGATGAGCGAAAGTGGTAATTTCTTAGCTCAAAATGCAGGTAGTTTATTTGATATAGGACGTGGATTAGTTGGTAGTTTATTTCCAGAAAAGGAAAGTTATGGTAAAGTAATACCTACACCAGTTAGTTTACAGAAAGTAAATCCTAATCAAGCAATATTAAATACTAAAAACACATTTCAAAATGCTGCTGAAGATGCTAAAAGAGCAGGTATTCCATTATCACAATATATGAATGTTAGACGTGGAATAGCTAATCAAGAATCTGGACAAATTGGTAATATACAATCACAGTATGATAATCAAAATGTAGGTATAGCTAACCAACAAGCAAGTACTAATGCTGAAAATGCTAATAGAACTGCTATGATGAACCAACAAATAGGACAACAAGAGACTATAGCTAATGCACAGAATAAAGCTCAAAATGAAAATATATTACAAGCAGGATTAAGTAATTTAGGACAAAATTATGGTATATATACTAGAGATCAAAAAGCTATGGGTATGGAGAAATGGATATTATCTAACGGACTTTTAAATAGTAAAGATTTTGGTATAATGGAAGGGTTAACAGATAAAGATGGTAAAGTATTAGATCCTACATTTGTAAGTATAGTTACTACTAAAGATGGTAAAAAATATTATAAAACTAGAGAAGGTAAAGTATTTGATATTAATAATAAAACACGAATATTAGAATAATATGAGTAGATTTTGGACAAGGCGAGATAATCAAGGTACATCACAATATGTACCTTTACCTCTTGATTTTATAGCAGGTAAAATACAACAAGAACAACAAGGATTAGATGTAAGTAGAGATGCTGTAACTAATGCTATATTAAAGAGTGGGTACATAAATGCACAAACAGGGGATTATAGAAATTTAGATCAAACTCAATTATATTTACAAAAACAAAAAGAAGTACAACAAAAGAAAGAAGCACTTATAGATGAATTAAATAAAGACCCTTATGCATGGAAAGATGTGTATAATAAAACTAATAGAATGAAACAAGAATATTATACTGACCCTGATATAATAAGAATGGAAGATGCATCTAAACATTATGATGCGTTATTAAAAGAACGTAATAAATTAGGTAAAGACTATAGAAATTATAGAGACCCTTATACTGAAATGAAAGGAGTTACTACTAATGAAAAGGGAGTTATAACAAATGCAAATTCATTTGAATTTACCGGATTAAAAGGGTACTCAGATAGACATATAGAAGGTAGTAAAATAATGGAAGGATTTAAAGCTAGTGGAGAGAAAACAGGATATAGTTTTGTAAATCCAATTACCGGAATGATAGAACATCATACAGGAGGTAGTGAACAAATAAGTCCACAACAAATTGCACAATTTGTAGGAATTAAACCTTATATTGATGTAGATGAAAAAACAGGTAAATCTATTATGAAGTTTAATGTGGATGGAACAATGAATGAAACAGTTAATAATTTTTTAACTAGCAATGGAGGACAAGATTTTATAGATGAAATGGCATTTAATTATAAAAAAGCAGGTAAAGAATTAACTAATGATGATATTATAAAAAAAGCCAAATTATTCTTATATGAAATAGGTAGTAAACAAATTTTTAATAAATCAGAAAATGATTTTACTATGAAAAATGATGCTGTTCATGCAGGAAAAGAAATAGAAAAATTTAAAAGAAGTCTGAACGCTGAAGTTCCAATATATGCCCCAGTAGATAATACATTAAAAACTCCAGAAGATTATAATAAAAAGAAAGTAGATTTACAAAAAAGTAAAACAGGATTAGTTAGTATAGAAAATACATTAAATACTAATTATAATGATATTGGTACAGAAATGGGTGTACAAAATGATAAAGATATTATACCAAATGGAGTAAACATTTATTTAGGTAAAGATAAAATATCTACAACTAAAAAATTAGTACAACAAGCTAATCAAGCTATCAATCCTGATAGTAATACAATTGACCTTGAAAAATTAGCTAAAATAAATAGTAATCACCCTATATTAAAATATAAGAATGATAAAGATAAAATAACTAATATTACACAGGGTATATTATTAGTAAATGGACAACAACAGGAGTATAATAATGTTAGAAACAAAGTTGTTGAAGTAGAAAATCATATTAATGCTATAGATAATGAGATAAATAAACAATATAATTTAGAAAATGAATATAATAAATTAGAAGATAAAGATAAAAAATTATTTAAAACTAAAGATGATTTTATTAATTACATTAAAACAAACGACATTAAATATGCAGATTTAAGTAATCAAGAACAACGTATTGGTAATTATACAACATCTGAAGATTATTTAAGACAGTTTGATAAAATTAAAAATAAATATAGTGAAGTTAAAAATGAAATATTAAAATTTAATCCTTCATTAGGTATAGAAGGTATGACTTATGAACCCGGTAAAAATAGTACACAAGATAAATATTTAGACCAAATAAATAGATTGTTTAAAGGAAATAAAGATGCTGTAGGTAAATTGAAAGTACTTAATAGTTCAGAAAATATAAATGATAAAATAGCTAATGGTGAAATTAAAGACCTAGATGCAAGCAATATTAAATTAGTACCGCATACAGATAATAATACAGGTAAAACTAGTTTTATAATGTATTATAATAATTTAAAACCAGATAAAGATGGTAATTTAATACCTACTAAAGAGTCTAAATCTATTAAAATAGAAGCAGACGAAAGTACTGTTAAAGCATGGAGAGATGGTATATTACAAGGAGAAACAGAAAATAATGTTAAACATCAAAATGGTTCTATGAGTAGTACAAGACATAATCAAGTTAAAAATCAATTAGGTATAGGATTTGCAGAAACTATGTTTAAAGATCCAGAAGTAATTAATGAAGGCACTTTAACTAATCTTAAAATAGGTGACGCTGTTACTCAACAAGCTGATAATATATATATACCTAATACAGAATTTACTGTGATAGGTGGTAAAGGTACAGGAAAAGATAGATTGTACACTATTAAAATAACTAATACATCTACAGGGGAAGTATTAGAAAAACAAGCAAAAATATCTGCTATAAAACAAATTATAGGTAGAGTAGGTATAAGAGCAAGTGAACATTTAAATAGTAGTAATTTAGAAGTAAATCAAGGACTTACTTTACAAAACAAGATAAAGGAAGAGTTTAATAAAACTGATAAGAATGAGTAATACAAATGATTTATATAATTATTTAAATCCATCTGATAATTCTGATAAAGAAATAGATGAGTTCTTGAAGCGGGCTATAAAAGCCCCTTCTTCTACTCCATATTTACCAACAGGTGTTGAAGGTGAAAGTAGAATATATGAAATACCAGAAAATGTAAAAAACTTTGAAGGTTATGTAGATTTAACTAAAACTAATTTAGGTGATTGGAATAATGTATTAGAACAACGAGCTAAGAATCAAAGTTCATGGGAAGTAGCAGGAAATGCTGCGAAACGATTTGGAGCTACTACACTAACTAAATTTGGACAAGGTGTAGGATTTATAGGTGGATTTTTAGATTGGGCATCTGGAGGATTTGGTATAGATAATATATCTAAGATGACTGATAATGGAGTTAGTAAGATGTTTGAAGGATTAGAAAACTGGGCAAAAGAACAATTACCTATATACCACACTAAAGCATATACAGAGGGTAATGTACTACAAAAAATGGGTACATTAGGATTTTGGGCTGATGATGCAGTAGATGGATTTGCATTTATGGCTAGTGCTATGTTACCAGGTGGTATATTAAAAGGTATAGGAACAGGTACTAAATTTGGAGTTAAAGGATTACAATTAGGTAGTAAAATATCAGAAGGTGTTGAAGGATTATTTAATACTGCTAAACAAGAAGGTAAAATATTTACTAATTTAGTTACTAGAGGTGCAGCAGGGGATAAAGCATTAGAAGGTAGTAAAGTTTATAACTGGGTTAAAAATGCATTTGGTGCAAATAATATAGACCGTAATTTAATTACTACTTGGAACACTATAGCTGAATCTGCTATGGAGGCTAGAGATGCTAAAAGACAGACGTTTGAACAACTAGTTAAACAAACTGGTAAAACTGAAGATGAATTAACTCCACAAGAAAAACAAGATTTAAATTTAAGAGCTAGTAAAGTAGCATTAAATACATTCGGGGCTAACTTATTTATAGTAGGGTTAAGTGAACATTTTATGAATAAGATGTGGGGTACATTAAAACCTGAAGAAAAAGCTATACAAAAGGAATCTAAAAATATATTAGAACCAGTATTAACACCATCTATTAAAGATTATGGTAAAATGATAAAACGTAATGTATTAAGTAATATGTTACGTGAAGGTGTATGGGAAGAAAATAGTCAATTAGCAGTAAGTGACTTTTTCAGAGAAAGCGAATTAGGTAAGGATAATAGAGATTTTGTATCTGGGTCATTTGGTAATATGATTAAAAACTTTACTACTGATGAAGGGCAACAAAATATTATATTAGGAGCAATAACAGGTATATTACCTGGAGTATATCATGGTTATCATCAAGTTAAAGCTGATAATAAGTTTAGTAAAAGCATGCGTGATAATTTAGTTTATCATTTTAATAATATTAAACAAGGTATTACTTATGCTTATGAAAAAGATGAACAAGGTAAACCTATATTAGCTAAACCTGAAGATATTTATCAAATAGATGGTATTAAATTAAATCCAACTAAATTAGACGAACTACATAAAGGATTAGCAGATTGGTTTGAGAAAACTGGTATAGTTGCTCAAATAGATCCCAAAGGTGTGGGTAGTCAAATTAGAGATTTATTAGATTCTAAAGCAATGTATTATTATTTAAATCAAGATGGTGGGTTAGATGTACTAAAAGGACATGTTAAACTTGCTACAGAACAGAATTTAAGAGATGCTGAAAAAAATGGTATATTAACTCCAGAATATGAAAAAGAACAAAGAGAGTTAGCAGATAATAGAATAGCACAAGCTGAAAAGTTTAACGCATTAAATAAGCACTTACAACAAGGTAGAATAACTAATATTGATTTAGGTAAAGAGAATGATGAAGTTAGAAGTTTCAGAGAAGTTATGTTAATGAAACAATATGATAAACTTACTGATGTTCTAGCATATAGACAATCATCTAATAAACAAGGTGAAGACACTTATCATAATTATGATGGTTCACAGGTACAGGAACAAAAGAAAATACAAAGTACTATAAACTTAATTAATCAAGACAAATTAAGTGAAATAGATGATAAATATTTGCAACAAATTGGTATAACTAAACAAGCTTTAACTAATTTACCTAGTAATGAAATTATATCAGTTAAAGAAAAACTATTAAATAGTCTTAATAAACAAAATGATAATTTAAATAAATCTGTAGAAAAAGATAGAACTAGCTTAAAAGATGCTAATAAAGAGTATGAAAGACTTACTAGTGAAAAAGGAATAAAAGAAGAATTTGAACTTTATAAAAAAAGTAAAGTAGAACATGAAGTAAAGGAAAAAGAAATTAAAGATACTATTAAAAAAGATAGAGAGTCTTATAAAAGTAATACAGCATTTGATATATTAGGTAATGATTTATTTAATACTGAAGATAATACTAATACTTTATATGGTAAATTTGTAGATGAAAGTAATATACACCCTGACCATAAAGAAAAACATAAAAAAGAATATAGAGTTAAAGAAGATTTTACAGATAGTTTAAAAAATGCTGAACAAGTTATTAATGATAATATAGAAAAGTTCTATAATAAAGATGGTGAAATAGATAATAATGCTGTACAACAATATGCAGCAGAAGCTAATATACTAAAATCTTTATCACCAGAAAATGCAGTTAAAGTTATTAATCAAGTACTACAAGAAGATAAAAGTATAGAAAATAAACAACAAGTATTAGATAAAAATAATAAGGTATTAAATACTTTAGGTAAAGATGGAGAAGAACTTTTTCCATTATCTGATGATATTAAAGATATTAAAGATAAAGATAAAGTTACATTATCAGAACAAGAATCAACTAGATTAGAGAATACTGAAAAATCTATAATAGATAATTTAGGGGTTAATAGAATTAAAGTAGTTAATAATACTAATCTAAATGATGTTAAATATTTTGAAACTACTGATAACATAACTGATTTAGTAAAGGAATTTGATAGATTAGGCTTAAAAGATTATTCATATTTTAGAGTAGAAAATAGTTCTATAGAAGCTTTAGAAAATAATCTTAAACAATATATAGAACATATACCAGAATCAATAACTAAGTTATTTACTCAATTAAAAAAACAATTAGAAGATTTAAAACGTGTACAATCTAAAGGTAAAATAACTAAGTTAATTGCTAATAATTTAAAACGTATAGATGAAAGTTTAGCTAAATTAAATAAAGAATTAGAAAAACTTACATCTGAAAATACTAATGTTAAAAGTTCGGTATTATATTCAGTACTAGAACGTGGTAATAGAATAGGTGCAGGAGTACATGAAAAAGTTTCCTATATGCCATTTGCAGAAGGTGAATATCAAGATAAAATTCCTGGACATGATTATAGTGGGGAGGTACTTGATAATTATGCTAAAATATTAGATGAAAAAGTATGTGAATTTCATGTAAGACCAGATAGTAATCAATCATATAGTCAAGATAATGCTGCTGAAAAATATATTAATAATGAATTTGCTAAAGGTAAAGGATTAAAACAAATATTAGTAGAACTTAGAAAAAATGTATTTTTATTAGGAGAGTTAAAAACTGCAATGAATAGTTTAGATTATACAGATGTAGATGATATAGGACAACAAGAATTAGCAATGTACGATTTGGTTAATATTAAGTTAGTAGACGAAGATAAAACTAGAAATCCTGATACTATAGAATTATGGATACATAAACCACGTGTATTGATATATGAACGAGAGAAATTAAATAAAGAGTTAAAAGATGTAGAAGATGAGCAAGAGATTAAACGTGGAGAAAATATACTAGAATCTACTGATGAATCTTTAGATAATCTACGAGAACGGCGAAAAATATTAATAAATAATATACGTAATAATCCTATCATTAAAATTGATAGAAAAATAGGTGGTAGAATATTTGTAGGAAATACTAAAGTTGGATATGATAAATTTGCAGGTCAATTATCAGGTAAAATAGAGGGTATTTATATAAAGACTGAATCTGGTAAGTTTGAAGGGATAGATGGAAAAGTATTAGATACTAAAATATCAGATAGTTTTAATGACTACACTTCAAATGGTAATGTAATAGTAGCTGTAAAAGATGGTGATAATATTAGACTTATTTTATTAAATGTAGATAACATAGGAGAAGAAACTATTCCGTTAATACTACAGATATTACAACATAAAGTTAATAATGAACCACATACTCAAGAAATCACAGTAGATGGTCATATTAATGGTAAGTCTATAAAACTAACAGGACAATTAGGTGATGTATTTGATACATTCTTAAAGTGGAATCCTTATGTTAGATTAGATAGGGATGGTAATGTAGTTAGAGAATTATCTGATAATAAAACACCATACAGATTTGAATTAGGTAATAAAGAAGGTAAATATGGTATATTATTTGGTAAAGATGGGTTTATTAGTAAAGATGCTATTAATGACTTAACTAATCCTATATATAAAGATCAATTAAATAATTTTACTAAATGGCTACAAACTACTAAGAGATATAATATTGATAAAAGTAAGTTAGGTAAAATTAGTAATGTATTATTAAATAAACAGAAACTAGATTATAATAACTTTATAACAAACTTCTTATCTACTAAAGTTCAAGTATCTGGTAAAGGAAAATCTGCCAGCGTGTCTAGTTTTCCTACATTAATATTAGACTACGATGGTATAAAATATGAGAAAACATTAGAAGTTGTATCTAAATATGAAGATGTATTAGATAAGGAATTAACATTCGAAGAATTTGTTAATAAAACAGGTGTAGATAATAAAGCATTAGTAAATGTATTAAAACAGACTATAAAATCTGTACAGGATAAGACTGGTAAAGAGATAAAGATCGTTATAAAAAGAATGGATGATTATGGATTCATTACTGATAATACTATCACTCTGTCTACCAATACTTTAGAAAACCATACATCTAGTTCTATATTATCTACTATAGCTCATGAGATATTACATGCTTATATAAATAATAATATAACGTCTAAACAACGTATTGAATTAGCACAAGAATTTAGTAATATATTAACTGCTGTAGTTAAGAATAGTATATTAGATGATAATACTGTAAATAGTCTATTAATTAATTGGATTACTAGAAGTAGAGAATTACCTAAAAGTGACCCTACTAATAAAGATAGATTAACTATAGAAAATGAAATAGCAGAATATGTTAGAAAAACTGTTAATAAAAATAATTTTACTGAATATAAGATTAAAAGTATTGCTAAAACATTAGTAATATTATGTAATCAAACTGATGTAACAGATGAATTAATAACTTATACTAGCACTAATCCTATATTCGCTAAGTTTCTACAAAGTATTAATGTTGAAACTACTAATGAAAAGGGAGTAACTGTTAGTAAGAGTTTATATGCAAGAATAATGGAACTAATTCATAATATAGTTGATGCTATTATACCTAAGTCATCATTTACTAAAATATACGATATATTAGCTGAAAATGAGATAGAGAATAAAGAAAAGATAAGTGTTCAATTTGTAACGGAAAAAGTTGATACTAAATCTATAGTTAAAGAAACTGAATTAGAAAAGATTGATAGAGAAGAACAACTAAAAAAAATAAATAAAGACTTAGAAAAAGAATTAGATAGAAATGAAGTATTTGGAATAGATAATAGAATTTATTTACCTAATAATGAAATAACAGTTTATGATAAAGAAGGAAATAAGCACATTTTAGATGGTAGAGTTGTAGAAAGTGGTGCTGGAATGGGAGTAAAAACAAAATGGATATATGATGGTAAATTAGGAGATAGACTAAAAGGAAATATTCCAGACTTATATTATAAACCTATACAAGAAATACAACAAAAATATCAACAAAAAAGAGATGAGTTAAATAAAGAAGTTCCAGTACAAGAAGAAACTATATCTATTTCAGAAGATGTTAAAAAAGACATTAATAATGATGCAGAACAGTTTATAGAACAAATAGTAGATGGAACAATAATAACTTCTAAAGAATCATTAACACAGGAAGATTTAAAAGTAGCTGCTGATGGTATATTTGCATGGTTAGTAGATGAACAACATATAGGATTAAAAGGTGAAACTATAGAAATACCATTTAAAAAAGATACTAAAACACAAGGTTCAGTATTAAGTAAATTAAATAAAGTTATAGAATTACAGAAAGAAGTTAATCCGGTATGGGCTGCTAACTTAAAACTACTTACTGAAAATATAGATGAATTAGAAACTATATTTAAAGCACAATTAAATAAATATAAACTTAGGTTTGATGAGAATAGAGAAGTAAAAGATGAAGATAGAAGTAAATCTGATACTAAAGATGAAGAGTCTACTAATATGGCAGGTATACAGGAACATATTAGAAAACCATACGAGAATGATTATCGTGATAGTGCTAATGGAAATATACGATTTTTAGTAGATAAATTAGCAGATGTAGAAAATAAATTAGATAGTAATGGAAAAGTAGTGTATAAACGAGATAAGACTTTTGGATTTAAAAAGTTAGCTGATAGTAATACTACTTGGAAAACACTAATGCAGAACTTACATGATGCTAGTAATACTGATGATATATTTGGTAAGTATGATAACTATGGTGAACTGATACAGGAAGGTAAATTAGCTAAGTTAGTTAAAAGATTTCCAGTATTTAAAGAGTTTGCAGATAAGTTTAAAATAGAATGGAAAGACGGTAAAATAGTTAAAACTGGAGTTCCTAAAGAAAGATACGTGCAATTATTTAACGTATTTGAAAAGTGGGAACATATATTCTACAAAACTAGTATAAACAACACAGATAAAGGAATATTTTATAAGAGTCTAAACCAAACTAAAATGGAGACTCAAACTAGTATAATGGAACAATGGACTAATAGTTTTATTAATTCAGACTTGTTCGACTATACTGATAATAAATATAATAAAGTAGAGTTTGGTAAAGTAAAAGCTAAATTTGATGAGTTATATAAAGACCTTATAAGTAATAGTGATTTCCAGAATACATATCCGGGAGAAACTAGAGCAGATATAGATACAAGGTCTAAAAAGTATAATACAAATATAGAGTTTGAGAAAGCTAAACAAACTATATTAGATATAGTTAATAAATTAGGTATTAAAATAGATATGCCTACAATTGAGTTTATTATAGAAAAAATTACTAATTCTTCCAATAGTGGAATGATTAAACTTAATGCACTTATAGGGAGTAAAGGATTAGGATTAAACTATATGATTAATAATATAGATAAAGTGGTTAAAGGCACTAGTAAAGTGAATGAGAATAACTTAGAAAAGAATAATCATATTAGTGATATTAATAAAGGTGATATTAAGAGAATAGTAAATTTCTTCATACAACAACATCCTGAATTTATAGAAACTAATATATCAAGTGTAGAAGATGCAGATTATCATACTATGACATTGCACCATCATATAACTAGAATTGTACAAGATTTAAAGAATGGTAATTTTAGTTACTTAGATGTATTAAAATCAATGCCACAGTTTTCCAATAGTAGGTGGATTAAACAGATAGACGAGAATAGAAATAATAAAGAGTTTATAGAGAAGTTAAATGTTATAACGTTTAACTATATGAAAAATGAAAATACAGGTGATATAGGAAAGCAATATACAGATTTATCACAACTAGAACAATCAGTACAAGTAATGACTGATTTAATGAGTGTAATTAAGGATAAAGATAATAAGGCTATTTTTACACCTATGACATTCAGTAGTAGAACTAGTTGGTATAAATTAACTGGATTTGAACCTATTGATATTGTATTAAGTATAAATAATAAAGGTAACTTTGAGATACTAGATAATACTAGAGATACATTTATAGGGTATTTACAAGATGAGTTAAATCGTATAGAACAAGTACAAAAGCAAGTATCAGGTGATTTACCAGAGTCAGATTGGATAGAAAAGTTCCATTATTACACATCAGCTAAAGAAGCTATTGAACGATGGGGTAAATTAGGTATAAAAATATTAGAGACAGACTTAGAGTGGAATGAAAGTAAAACTAAAGTTGTAGGTTATAATAAAGGGAATAAAGTTATTCCTATAGGTATGGGAGCAGAACTAAGATTATTTCCAGGATTACAAGAGTACTTATCACCTACTGATACAGGAACATTTGAAGTTAAGACTGATTTAAATAAATATATAGATAATATTTTACATAGTAGAATTAACGATATAATAAAACGATTTACAGAATTAGGTATAATAAGTAAACTATCAAATGGATTATATAAGAATAGTTTAATAGATGGTAATTTATTAGAGAAACATAAAGATTATTATAAAGTTAATGATACAGGATTAACAGAAGAACAGAAAATATTAGTTAATAATTCAATAACTAGTAAAGCTATTCAAAATATAATAACTAATGTAGCAGTTAATCATATATCATCAGGTATAGAATTTGAGAAGTTATTAGGAATAGAACCGAGTATATGGAAAAGTAGGGGTGATGAAACTAAACGATCAAGTGTTTGGAGTTCTACTAAAGAAACCCAAGATGATAGTACATTATTAGATAAAATGTACGAAGGTCAGGTAACTAACAATAAGAGTGAAAAAGGTGAAAGAGTTTATAATGTAGCTATAATAAAAGACATTAAACGACCTAGTTCAGTATTTAACGATATATTTAAAATATATAAAGAACAGTATAAAAAAGAGAATCCTACTATAAATGATAAGGATGTAGATAAAATAGTAGCAAGTATATTAAAACCATTCGGAGCAAATAATGTAACAGATGGTCAGACTTGGGCTAATCCATACAAGATGATGGATATGATGATTAGGACTGGTAGATGGTCAGATAATCACCAAGAAGTATTTGATTACTTAGAAATGAAAGGTAAATGGAATAAACCTATCAATGAAATTCCTATAAGTGATTTAGAGCGTATAAGTGAGTTAGCTCATACTATTCAGTTTAATCCAATGAAAACTTTATATTTAGGGTATAAAGAATTAAAAGGTAAGAATAGTAATATATTAGCACAAGTAGTAATGAAACATTCTGAAGCTACTTTATTTAAACGATTTGTTCAAGATAAAGAGTCTCAGGAATTATATGATAGAATGACCGGTACAGGAATATATCAGGGTATGAACTCTATAGATATGATAAGTGCTGAAAGTGTGTTTAAAGGGGCTTTACCAAATAATATTAGTTTATATCAAAAAGGTGAAGATTTAATACATGATAATAATGGAGAGAGTAAAGTTATACAAACACAGATAACAGATTTAAAGAATATTTATACTTTTCCTTTATTAGCTAAGAATATGGGAGTACAGTTAGAAGTTCCTATACATAAAGCTGAATTTACTAAATTAGGTACACAAGCTAAAAAGATAGTAATGTCTAATATAGAATATAACACAGAATATACATTAGGTGGTGTAACTATTACAGGAAAAGAATTACTACCACATCTTAATAATGTGTTATCAATGTTATCTAATAAAGGGTTAGATGATGTTATAAAGGAATTAGAATATAATCCTAAAACTGGTAAAATAAATGAACAAAAAGTATTAGATAAAATAGTAGATAATCTTAAACGAAACCAAGTAGGTGAAGAGTTCATAAATGCAGTCAAAAGTGGTATAATGTTAGATGCATTTGGTGGATTACGTAATAAGATAGTACAATCACTAAATAAATATATTCAAGATAGAACTGTAGATATTAAGTTAAACGGTGCACCTTTAGTACAGGTTTCCAGTATGGGAGTATATAAAGGACTTAAAGGATTATCAGAATTAGGAGTTAAAAATTATAAAGAATATAGTGATAAAGTAGGTAAATTACAAATTAACTTTAATACAGATGGTAGTTTAAAAAGTTATGATACTATAGTTAATATTGGTATATTTAGAACATTAATACCAGATTATAGTAAGAATACTTTTGAACAGAATAAAGAGTGGTTAATGAAGAATAAAGAAGTATTAGAGTTATTAGCACATAGGATACCTACACAAGGAGATGCTAGTATAGTAATAGCACAAGTAGTAGATGTAGTTCCAGATGGTAGTGGAGATATTATAATATTACCAGATGAAATAACTACTAGTACAGGTAGTGACTTTGATATAGATAAACTATTTGTATTTAAATATAATTATAAAGAAGAAAATGGTGAGTTATCTAAAATAGATTATGATGCTGACTCTAGAGAACGTTATATTAGATATGTTAATGAGAAGATAGGTAAAGAAGTAATTACTGATAAATTTGACGAAGAGACTGAAAAAGGTTTAGTTAAACGTGATAAAGTTATATCATATAAAGAGTTTCAAAAACTTCCATTAGAACAGCAACAAACTAAAGAATCATTACAGAATAGACTTATAGATGTATTTAAAAGTATATTACAAAATAAAGCACATACTTTAGAAACATTAACACCACTAGATAATAATGATTTAAAAGACCATTCTAATAAGATTGGAGTATTAACAGGTAATACTAGAGATTTGGATGATTTAGAGTTTTATGGATTAGATAATACTATTAAAATTAAACAGAATTTACTAGGTGGTAAAAGTAATGTAGGTAGTGCAGCATTAAATAGAGTTGATATTCCTATAGCACAACAATTAGGGTACACTATTAAAGGAATATCTAAAATTGGTGGTAAATTGGGAATAATAATAGATAATGGAAAAGTTATTCCTATAGGTAGATTAAAAGATCAAGTAGAGAATGATAATTATTATGATTTATCATTAAGAGATACTAACTTCAAAGATAATGATGGAGTATTAGTAGCAGATAGATTTAATAGATTGTTATCAGCATTTGTAGATATAGAGAAAGATGACTACATTACTAACCTTAATATGAGTGATTATGTAATTAATATCGCATCATTAATGTATAGATTAGGTATGGGTAATTATACAGAAGTGTATACAGCTCAACCATTTATGAAGATGTTAGATGAATGGAAAAGTAATTATGATAATGAATTAGTAAAAAAACCTAGTTATCAAGAGTTTCAATGGAGTGATGAAATTAATGGTTACAAAAATAAGTTTAATCCATTAGGTAAAGACTTTGATTTCTATATAAAAACTGAAAAGTATTTCAGAGATATATTAGCAGCTAATACTATAGAAGATATAGTTAATGGTAAAACTAAAAATGCAGGAGTTAGTAATAAACATGAAACTCAAACATTTGATGAGTATAGATGGTCTCCAGCTCATTATAATATGGATTCATTAGCATTTACATATAAACCGTTAGAAGATAGAATGTATGGAACTAATGAAATGTATGAATTTATGAGAATACAACGATGGTTAAATAATCCTACTAAAGATAATTTAATACACGCTGATAATTTTAAAGATGGTAGTAAATTTGTAGAAAAAGAAGTAACTTTAGAGATGTTACAAAATTATGCAATGAAACAACTAGATATGTTGTATCATTATAAATTGTTAGAAAAAGTTGCTAATAAATTACGTGGAGTAACTCTAGCAGGTAGGGCTGATACAGGAAGTATTGGAAATAACATATATTCTATAGAAGCTCAAACTAATAAAATAAATGAGCTAAAAGACAGCAATGATGTTAGAGAATTTAAATATAAAATAGAACCTTATGATAGTACTAATCCAGAAAAAGATAGTATGTTTATAGGTACTAATTTAGATAATCATATAGGAACATTAACTGATATACTTTCAGGTCAGATGTTATGGTATAATAATGATTATAAAAATTCCATTGTAAATACAATGTATAGAATGTTACCTACAGGAACAAATACTAGTGAAGAGAAGATTAAGAAGATAGGTAATGAATTATATGCTAGTATAGGAATAGATTATATATTGAATACATATATGAAAGATAATGGAATAACTACAGAGAATAAGAATAGTTACGCTAAAGGACTATTTTTAGGTAAAGATACGTTATCTAAACAATTGACTAAGTTAAAAGCAACAGTAGATACATTAGATATATCTGGTGATACTAAAGACTTTATAAAACACCACTTAAGAGAACAACCCTCTAAGAATAGTAGAGAATTACCAGAATTTATAAAAGCTACTTCTAAACTAGATGAATCAGGTAAGACTAAATATAGAACTGCATGGGTGACACTAATTAATAGTAGTATACCAGAGGTTTCTAAATTCGGTAAAGATTTACTAAGTTATACATTTCTAACTACAGGAACAAATAATAGTAGATTTGGTATATCAGATATTATACCTTATAATTACTTAATAGAACATGGTTATAAAGACCATTGGGATAGTTATACAAACCCTGATAATGTAGACACAATGAGTATGATATATGATGTAATATTAAATAATTTTAAAAATAAAGATATAGCACCTAGAGTTAATCCTAGAAATATAGATACTTATATTATTAAAAACGATAAAGGACAAACATTTGAGATATTAGATTTTTTTAGAAAGAATTATAAAGGAGTTAAACAAGAAGTTAGTAATGAGAATTTTAAAAAATATTATAAAGCTAAAACTAATAGTGGAGAAACTAGTATATTAATAGGAGAAGTTGGTAATAATAGAAAGATATACTTACCGTTTATAACAAATGAAGTACCTATATTAGACCAATACGGTATGCCTACTGAAAAGACTGAAGTTAAATTGTACGCATTATATAATAAAGGAGATATAGATTATAATCAACCACCTATATATATTAGAGTAAAAACTAAAGGATACTACGAAAAAGGATTTGGTATTAAAGAATATGGTGGTATAGAGTTAAATTTAAATAAGAGTATTAATAGTGCTAATTTAATTAAGAGTAAGTCTGTAAATAAAATAGTAGAATTAAATACTGTAGGTAGATTAAAAAGTGAAATGTCTTTAAATGAAGTCTTAAAAGCTGAAGAAGAAGTAATAAATGAAAGTGTTAATTCTGTACAGGAACAAAATATATATAATCAGTTAGGTAATAAAACACAATCAGAAAATGTACAAATTGTATCTTGGGGTAAATTAAAAGAAGCTAAAGAAAGTATTTTACCAAATTATATAATATCTACCAGAATGCAAGGAACTAATAAGCATTTTGGTAATCTTTATAGTCATGATTTACAAGGTAAAACACAAGGTTTAATTAAGACAGAGACTATAAAAGAAGCTGTTGAAAAATATATTGATTGGATTATCAATTCACAAGATGAAAGAGCAAGTTGGATTAGAGAACAACTTAAATCAGGTGAGTTGAAAGGATTATCTATCTTATATTATAAAGAATTAAATGAACCTTCGCATGCTACAGCATTAGATTATTTAATTAATAAGTACGATTGGAACAATATACAGGAACAAGTTCAACAGAATAAACCTATAATAGAAGAAAAAAAGAAGACTACTTATTTAGATAGAGTTAATAATATAGATAAAATAAGTAAAATATTTAATGCTGTAATCGAGTTAAACAATAGCGAAAGTCATAGATATAAAGATCTATCTGTATTTAAAGGTTTTATTGTAACTTTTAGTATAGTAAGTAAAGATGAGATTACTATTTATATAAAAAGTATAAAGAAAGAAGATAATAATTATAGAATAATAAGTAGAGGTGCTGAAGGAAGTAAAGCAGGACAATATAATTTTTTAGTTGATGAAAATGGGGATGTATTAAGTGTGACATCACAAAAAGGTAAAACATTTACAGGCGATACAGGTGCAAATATAATATATGATGTATTTAAAGAAGATATGTATACAGCACAAGCCATAGATAATCATTTAGATTATACAAACAATAAACAAAATATAGAACAATTATCAAGTATAGAACAAAAAGATAATAATTTAGGTAAGATAGTAGATTTTATGAAAGAACTTACAACTGAACAAAGAAATACGTTTAGAAAATTGAGAGACTTAGGTAAATTTGATATAGATTGTAAATAAAAAAATAACCCACTACAATCCTATATGGAAAGTAGTGGGTTTATTTCTTTGAATTAAGTCAATCTCCTTAAAGTGTATGTACAATTGTTCGGATAAAATTTTTATACTCAACTCTCAAAAAGTTAATTTATCAATTCTATAAAAAATAAATACAAAGGTTTTTCCTTTGGAGTTTTGTAAAATTAAAATACAATAAATGTTATATAAGATAAGATATAGATTTTGATACATTCTACTGATTTTAAATTAATTATAGAGATTTAAATACATTGTACACATTAGGTTTTACACTCATAAGTGTAAAGAATAATCTCAGGAGTGAATTAGTAGTATAAAAATTTGGAAATTACATAAAGTTTTGTTTACTTTGTACATAAATTTAATTTAAAACTAAAAAATATGAGTATTATCTTACAAAATGAGTACACAAAATTTAATTCAGCAACAGGAGAAGTTGTTACTACTAATAAAAGATTTAAAATAAAAGTAGAACAAGATAGTTTTTATATGACTTATATAGAAAGTATATCAGGTATTTTCAAATTAACATCAGCTGTAGATATTAAAATATTAATAAAATTATGTACATTAGCTACATTTGATACAGGAGATGTACAACTTAGTCCACATATTAGATTAGAAATATTAAAATCAGTAGGACTAAGTACACAACAATTAACTAACTCGTTAAATAATTTAAAAAAGAAACATCTTATTACTGGAATAAGGGGAGATTATAAACTTAATCCATTAGTATTTTGGAAAGGGAGTAATGAAACAAGAAATAACATGTTAAAGGGAGATGGTAAATTAAAACTAGAATTAGAATTTGGTTATAAAATAGAAAAGGAAATAGATAATGACACTAATTTACAAATTACTATGTTTGAACAACAAATTAATAATAAAGAATAAATGGCTTGTACAACAATCAATATAAAAGACCCACATTTACAACAACTGATAAATAAACTAGGTCAAAAAGAAGGTATGATTAAGTATCTTAAAAGTATTGAATTTGCTTATAAGAATTTTAATATACCTAGAGAGTTTAAAGAATCTTATGATAAATTATATAAAGAATATAAACAATATGCTGATAAAGCTATTAGTTATCCTACTGAAAATCAAGCAAAATTAAATGCTGAAAATTTAGAGAAAATATTTGGTAAAGGTAATGTAAGTATAGTAAATAAAGGAGATAGAAATACATCATGGTTAGTAGTACCTATTGCTCCAAAATTAGAGAGTGAAAAAGAGTTTGAAATAAGATGGAATAAAGAATTAAGTCCAGAAGATAGATTTAGTAATGAGATATTAGAAAATAATCTACAGTATATAGAACAATTACCAGATATAGATTATAATAATAAAGGTGAAGTATTAGCACCTAATGGTAATGTAAGTAAGTTGTATAAAGATATTGAGAAGTTAGAAGGAGTTACAAGTAAACAACAAACACTACAACTATACAAACAAACAAGAAGTAAAGAGTTTAAAGAGTGGTTTGGTGATAGTAAGGTAGTAGATGAGAATGGTGAACCTTTAATAGTTTATCATAATAGTAATGCTAAATTTAATACTTTTAATTCTAATAGGAAACATAATAATATAGGTATATATTTTACTCCTAATAAAGAATATAAAGAAGAATTTAAACAATTCGGTGGAAATACAGGTATTGAGTATGCTGTATTTTTACGAATAACTAATCCAGATTATAACTATAATAAATCTAGCGAATATATTAATAAAGATGAATACAAAGAAATACTAAGTGATAATAAAGATGGTGTAATAGGGCATAGTATTAATAAATATAAAATTATTGATAGTATTGATATAAGCTATGATAACCAAATAGATTATAAAGAGGAACAAGTATTATTAAATAAAGGATATATTAAAACAGATGTAGATGAATCAGGTAGTTATTCTTTAGTCTTACAAGAGGAAATAAAACAAAACAGGTTAAATAGTGCAAGTGAAATAATAGTCTTTGAACCAAATCAAATAAAATCAGTATTTAATCAAAGTACATTTAGTAAAGAGGATGATAATATATATTATGTAGAACAATTATCAAATATTCCTATAGATTATCAAACACCTGAATATATAGCTAAAATTAAGTTAGACTTAATGAAACAACTTAAAAGAATACAATCATTATCTAACAAAACTAAAGGTGGAGTAATAGAAACTAGATTAGAGACTATATTAAAACAATTAGATAATGTAAACGATGCTGCTGGAATTGCATATCTTAAACATTATGCTATAGAAATGATAGGTGGTAAAGAGATTCAAAAAGATGGTAATACTAAAGAGATAGAAGGTGCATTATATAGTAAACTACAGAAGTATCAATTAGAACAACAAGAAGTATCTAGTCGTGGTACTAACACTGAAGAGTGGGATAAGTTTATGGCAAAGTACGCTAACTTCTTATTAACAACTCGTAGTATAATTAATGGATTTAAAGAGATGAGAGAAATTGGTACTCAATCTTTACAGGCTATGGAGAATCCATTAAAGGTGCAAATAGTAGGATTAAGAGACGCATTAGGTGCTAGACTAGATGAAATGAATGTTAATATAGGATTAGCACAGGCTAAATTTTTTAGAGATAGATTTAAAGATTTAAGTACTGACCCTAAAGTATTGCAAGGTATATTAGATATATTTG